GATTCAATTCATGTATTTGGGGGTTATGGCCTAGCGACAGGCGAACTCATCGAAATGGCAACATTTAGCCTAGGAAAACATCATGGCATCTACAGAAGCAGCAAAATCAGTTTCCGCACAACTCACCCCGACAGGGGCTGTCACTAAATATCGATTTCTTGCCCATTCGGCAACCGGTGTCACTCAGAACTCAACCGCCGGGGCGCGATGTCATTACGTGTCGTGCGAAGACGCGAGTGCGACAAAACGTACAATTTCCGCTTGGATTCCAAATGGGGCGACTGTTGTGGTCGAAGCAAGTGCAGCAATTACGAGGGGTTCTCCAGTAGCTTCTGCAAATGACGGCAGAGCTGTGATCGCGACGGGGCCTGCTGCGATTATGGGCTACGCACTTGAAGCGTCCGCTGCGGCTGGAGAAGTGATTCGAGTCCAATTTGGCTATTGGGGGTCGTTGACCTAGGCCCGTAGATCTTTTGCTCACATAAGAGCGCTTTTCATCAATCACAAGGAAAAAAGAAATGACCATCGGAACAGAATTTGCGCCGGCGCTCTCGCCCAAACAGTTGAGTTTTGCAAAGAATCTCCCTCCCAATCAAAGCCAGGTTTTCGTTAGCTCTCCGCTAACGAATGTGGCGATCGCGTTTATTCAAGAGGAGTCGAAATTTGTTTGGAATCAAGTATTCCCGACGGTGCTCGTCGATATGCCCGCTGGGCAATACTACAGTTTGAGCGACGATGACTTCAATCGAGACGAGATGGCGCCTCGTGCTCCTGGAACAGAAGCAGTAGAGATTGGTTGGGATCTAGATCCAAACAACACGTACTCCATAACACCGGACGGTGTTCGCACCAAGATTCCCGACGAAGTCATCGCGTCGCAACAGATGCCGATCGATCTAGATATGCAAGCTACGGCTCGTTTGAGCCTAGCACACAATATTCGACAAGAGAGGCGTTGGGCGGATAATTTTTTCAATTCGACAACGTGGGGGGCCGGAAACACACGTACAGGGGTGGCCGCTGCCCCTACTAATGTACAATTTTTGCAATTCACGAATGATGACGCGGACCCGATAGGCACATTTCGAGCAGCGATGGACGCAATTGAAGGTTCAACTGGTTTTCGACCAAATACGCTCACTGTTACGCGTGACGTTGAATCAGCGATCATCGACCATCCGAATGTTATCGCTCGTGTGAATCGCGGCCAGACAACTGGACCCGCTCAAGCGAACATGGATGACCTTGCTCGCGTTTTGGGCCTCGACCGCGTCCTTGTGATGTCGAGTGTGGTGAACACCGCAAAGAAAGGGGCTGCGACACAAGCCACCGCGTTCACGGCCACCAATTCTGCGCTTCTGACGTATCGCCCGACGAGCCCGGGAATTATGGTCCCAAGCTCGGGCTACTACTTCAAATGGCGTCGATTCCCAGGCGGGTCGGAGGGCGTTCGTGTGAGTCGTTGGTTTGATCAAAACACGCAGTCGACTTTGCTTCAGCTGGATTCAGCGATGGTCCCAAAACTGACCGCTGCTAAGTCCGGTATGTTTTTCGCCAACGTTCTCACTACTTAAGCCAGATGACGCAAGAGACGAGACGAGTGGTGGCGGCATTGAGAGAGACCGTTGGACAAGCTGTTCAACGGGTTACTCTCGATATCACCGATCGTCTTATCAAAGCCACGCCTGTCGATACAGGTTTTGCTCGATCGAACTGGGTCCCCAATATCGGTGGCCCGGCGCAGACGAGTGGAGAGTTCAATGCCTCCCCCGAGCAACAAGCGGGTATTTCTGATGTCATCGCGGCTTATCAGATCGAGGACGGACCGATTTACATCTCGAACAATACATCCTATATCGCGGCCTTGAACGCGGGTAGTTCTCCTCAGGCTCCGCCTGGATTTGTGGAGGAGGCAATCGATGAGGTGATCGGATGACGGCTGTTCACGAGGCTTCGCTCGCATTTGCAAGACGGATGCAAGCGGAATGGACAGCCACACCGTTTCAACTCCCCAATGAAACGTTCGCTCCGCGCGAAGGGGAATCGTATGTTCGGCTGTTTTACCAGTACACCATTTCGAGGCAAGATTGCCTGGGCAAGCGAACGGTTACGCGAAGAGGACGTTTGTTTTTTCAGATCTACACATCGATCGACATCGGTGTTGCGGGCACACGAGCGACGCCCGATTCTCCGGCCGTGCCCAACAAGATTGATGATCTTACTTCCCTTGCATTGGGTCTTTTCGAACAAGTATCTTTTGATGGGATCAGCACAGAAGCCGCCGTTCCGCAGCAACTAGGCCGCGAGGGCCGTTGGTACAAGACCAACATCTCAATCCCTTTTACCTTTCAGGACACCAAGTAAATGGCACAAGTACGCACCAATACTGTAGGACTCTCTCATGCTGCAGAAGATCCGGCCAACGTCGGCACCGTGGCGACACCACCCATTTGGGTCGTAGATGAGCCAAATGATATTGGCGAGGCTGGTCAACAAAACGTATTCCTTAATCGTGAGCCGATCAGTGCGACACGCCAGAACAAAAAAGGTAATGTCATTGATGCTACGGCAGCGGTTGGATTTCAGACGGATGCCACGCTCTATAATCTGCGTGAATATGTGCCGTGCTTCATATTCTCGAAAAGCGCAGTAACGGGTGCGACTTCGTTGTTGGCCGAGCCTGTTCGACGCCCGACGTCGAATACAGCGACGGAGTTCAATGTGCCCAGCGGTGTGGTGCTTCCTGTCAATACGCTTGTTGTGGGTCGAGGGTTTAACGCCGTTGCGAACAATGGCCTCCATGTCGTGAATGGCACGCCGAGCGCAACAACAATTCCAGTCGCAACGACGCTTACCGGTGGCAATGTGGCGCCTGCGGACAACTCAACGGTAGAAGTTGCGGGCTTTCGAGCAGATAGTGGCGATCTTGCGATTGCCGCCCCGGCGAACGGGCAGGTTGTTCTTTCGTCCACGACACTCGATTTCGAGACACTGGGCCTCACAGCTGGACAACAGATCCACATTGGTGGTGTCGAAGCAACGAATCAGTTTGCCTCGGTCAAGGGATTTGCGCGAGTTGTGTCAGTGGAAACTAACGCACTTACGCTTGATCGCTTGGATGAAGATCTGGATGGGGCAGATGCGGGCGCAGGAGTTCAAGTTGACCTTTTGTTTGGTGAATTTTTCCGGAATGTGGCCGCGACGGATGACGATTACGAAGCACGTTCGCTCACGTTTGAGATTGAATACCCAAATCTCATTGCCGAAGGAACGCCGGGCTACGAATACGTTCGTGGTAACTTTTGTAACGAGCTGTCGATCAGCCATGAGCTTGAAGATAAAGCGACGATGGATTTGGCATTCGTGGGGACGACTGCGATTGCCACAGGAACACGACTCACAGGTGCAGACGCTCCTCGTCGTGTTACCCAGCAGGGTTTTTTCAACAACGCGAATCAGTTTGTGGATATCCAGTTCCTTAATTCTGACGGCGAGGTGATCACGGATTGTGTGAAGTCGCTGACGATTACTCTGGGCAACTCGGTCACAGAAGAGAAATGTCTTGGCACACTTGGTGCGGTTTCGACAAACTTCGGCAACTTCACCGTCTCTGTTTCGATGGTGGCGTGGTTCGATAGTTTGCGAGGAGTTGATGCTGTCATTAACAACGAGACCGTTTCATTGTCCTATGGTATGCGCAACCCTGATGGTGGCTTTTGGCTGGACATCCCATCCATGTCTCTGGGCGATGGTTCGAAGAACTTTCCGCGAGATGAGACAGTGACAGCAAACTACGAAGGCACCGCCTTCGAAGATCCCATTCTGGGCACATCGATTGGATTTTCGATCTTCCCGATTCTACCAGAACTTGACGTCACGTAGAGGGGCGGCATAATCGGGCCCAGGAAACCCCGATGTTTGAATTTCTACACAAATACGAGATCCCCAAAGACATCACTGCGAAGTTCAAGATTCCTTTCATTGGGAAGGACTTGAACTTTGTGTTGATCGTTCGTCCAGCAATCGCAGAACACAACTCAGCCTATCTTAATGAGATTGACCGCGTGACGATCAAGCGCTTGAAGGACGTTGACGGTAAAACGTCAGACCGTGGCCCATTCCAGATCAAAGTCGAAGAGCATCGGAATCTGATTCCAATTTACGCCAAGACAATCGTCGTTGGGTGGGAAGGTGTGCACGATACGGACGGGAATGAAGTCCCGTTCACTGCGCAGCACGCCCAGGAATTGCTTCAGCAGGTCCCGACAGACGCATACAAGCTGCTCGTTCGTTTCTGCGAATCCCGTGAAAATTTCTTGCTGCCCGATGTGTTGACTGAAGCGGAAGCGGAGGTCGCGGCAAAAAACTAGTCAACCGGCTCCGTTACGAAACTTGGTACCGCAAGCATGCGGCTTGGGTAGTCAAGGAGAAGAAGAAGCGGGGTCGGCCGATACCTCATCACATTCAACGCAAGATCGACGAACAACCTCCGGTACCGCAAGGCGCCTCGTGGATCTTGTCGGCGTTTGACGATCTGGCGACATGTCGGATCTATCACGGCTATGGACATGGCCCCATTCCGTGGAGCGCTATTTATCAGTATGCTACAATGCGAGGGATGGAACCGGATCTGATGAGAGCTTTTTCACGGATGATCCGCGTGTTGGATAATCGTTGGCTTGGGGACAACGCTCCTAAAGCCAAGATGGATTCGAAGGGTGGCGGGAAGAAAGGGGTCGGTAAGTAGTGGTTGATTTTCCCGTCAATGTTGTCGTTGACCCAGGACGAGCGAATCGTGGTATTCGTCAAGTCGATCGTGGGTTAGGTGGGCTAGAAGGCCGCGCTAATCAGCTGGGTGCGGCTTTTACTCGTGCTTTTGGGGCCCTGGCTGGCGGTGTTGCGCTTGGCGAAACGGTCCGTATCGTTGCGGATTTTTCTCAAGAGCTTTCAACGGTTCGGGCGGTCACAGGCGCGACGGAACAAGAATTTGCCCGTTTGTCGGCCACTGCCCAAGAGCTGGGGTCGACGACTCGGTTTAGCGCGACACAGGCAGCGGAGGGCTTGACCTTCCTCGCGCGCGCGGGCTTTTCCGCAGAAGAGGCGATCGACACAATCGATGACACGCTCAACCTTGCCCAGGCGGGGGCGTTGGACTTGGGCCGTGCTGCAGATATCGCGTCGAACGTTCTTACGGCATTTCGTTTGGACACGGCTGAGGCGGCTCGTGTGGTGGATGTATTGGCGCTTGCGGCCAACTCCGCAAATACTGACGTCAATCAGCTAGGCGACGCGATGCGATTCGTGGCGCCTGTTGCCGCGGGCCTCGGGGTAGACCTGGAAACGGCGACAGCTGCAGTCGGTGCGCTGTCTGACGCAGGTCTTCAAGCCAGCATGGCAGGCACGGGCCTTCGTCGGGTATTGACGGAATTGGAGAGTCCGGCAGCTCGAACGCGAGAGATTCTCGCTTCGCTAGGCGTCAGTACAGAAGAAGTCCGAATTAGCCAAGTCGGGCTTGTTGACGCTCTGGAAGCGCTAGCTCGTTCTGGAATCGATACTGGCTTGGCGCTCGAGCTCTTTGGGGATCGTGGCGGCCCAGCATTTGAAGTCTTGCGAACGGCGATTCCGCGTATTCGGGATTTGACCGTTGCGCTCGATAATTCGGAGGGCACTGCGGAAAGCGTCGCACGTATCATGGACGACAACCTGAATGGTGCGCTGTTGTCTGTTCGAAGTGCGTTCGAGGGGTTGGTCTTGGCGATTGGGCAAAGTGGCGCAACGGGAGCGTTACGTGATGTTCTCGAAGCTGTCGCAGATGGGCTTCGTTTTTTGACAGAGAATGCAGGCACACTGGTCAACATTGGCGAGACATTGGCAATCGTGCTCGGCGTTCGTTTGGCAAATCAAGTTGTGCCTGCGTTGACGGCTAGGTTTATTGAACTTGGTTCGTCGATTCGGAGGAATCCTCTTGGGGCTATTGCTACTGTAGCCACTGTTGCCAGTGCGGCTCTGTTTGCGTTTTCTGAAGAAATCACTCTTGTTGAAGGCTCTGTTGAGAGCCTCACCGCGCGAGCGGAAGAGTTCGGTGCTTTTGAGATTCCTGATATCGACGTGGATGCGCTTACGTCATCAGTTGATGATGCGTCAAATAGTCTTGATCAGTTTCAATCATCGATTGATGACATCGATGCGGATGCTTTTACATCTCAAGTTGTAGATGACTTGAATATCTTGCGTCGCGCGCTTGTCAATACAGGAACAGATATCACTACTTTGAACCAGTCATTTGCAGATGATTCGGCAAATCAATTGGTCATGAGACTTCGCGATCTTCGTGTGGCCGTTGAGGGGACGGAGCTTGGTGATCTACGCCAAGCTTTACTTGATGCGGAAGATGGGGCAGAAGCGCTCAATCGAGCTAATTTCGATTTAATTGGTGGGTTCAGCGAGCTTACAGGTGAGCAGCGTGTGGTACTGCAAGGTCTTGGCTTACTACAGCAGAATACTGTGACTCTGGGTGATTTCTTTGCAGCACTGGGGAACACAGCTCCCTTAGCCTTCCAGAATATTTTGACCTCATCGGCGGCAGCCGTCACAGGGACGACTCGAGACTTCAACGAGATCTTGACTGAAGGCGCGCGCCTTGTCGATCGACTGTCGGCTGGTTTCATTCTCTTGGGCCGAACAGTGGGCATTGTGACGGCGGAGATTCTTATTTCATTCCTCCGCCCAATCGAACAGATTGGCGAAGCGTATGAGAACGCTTTCGAAGCAATCCGGTTGGTGGGTGAAGGAGAATTTGCAGATGCAGGTCGAGCTTGGGCGCGAGCAGCTATCGCTGGGAATACGGCTATCTTTGCGACGGAGCGACCAGACTTTAGCCGGTTGACGGACGCGCTGCTGGAAGAAGTAGAAGAGCTTAGTGATTTTAGCTTTTTTGGTGATCTTTTCGAACGGACGCAACAAGAAGCGAGAGAGATTGCAGCGTTGCGGATCCAAGCGCCCGAGGTTCCCGGCATGCCTCGTGGGCCGTCAGCAGAGATTGAGGCGATGGCCGCAATGGAAGCTGCCGCTGCGGATGCTGCCGCTGAACGTGCCCGTGCACTACAAGATGTGATTGATGCTCTCGTGCAAGAAGGCGAACTTCTCCAGTTGAATAACCGTGAGCGGGAGATTCAAGCGGAGCTACTTCGTATCATTGATGATTTTCGAGAAGAAGGGCGTGAACTTACTGGTGTTGAGCAAGCGGAAATTGAAGGATTGCTACGAGGCAATCAACTTCGAGCAGATCAAGCGATGCTACTTGAAGAGATCAACCGTGAAGAAGAGCAGGCCAACATTCGTCGTCGCGCTCGTTTGAATCTACTTCAGCAGAATTTGATCACAGAAGAACAGTTTAACGAAGTCTTCGAACGTTCGCTTGATGAGCTTGAGCGAGAAGCTCAGCTTCTACGCCAATCAAATCGTGAACGTGAAATCTCGAATCAACTTCGGCAGATCGAAGCGGACGCCGTTGCAAGCGGGGCGCAGCTTACACAAGGCCAACGCGATGCGTTGGAACTTCGGTTACGAACAAATCAAGCGCTCGAAGATGAGGTTCGGTTGCGTGATATGGTGGTCGGCTCGCAAGAAGAAGCCGCCCGGCAACAAGCCGCACTTAATCGACTTATCGTTCAGGGTGGGGAGAATGTCGAAGATTATGAAGCCGCACTCACCGAGCTCCGCGTTCGCACGGATGAGGACTTAGCCGCAGCGCTCCAGTTGGGTCAGACTCTTTTCTCGAGTTTGACGGAGGAACTCGTCAGTTTCACCACGACTGGAACTGCGAGCTTCGAACGATTCGTCAACAGCATCATCGCGAGCCTCACGCGACTCGTTGCCCAGCAGGCATTGATCGCTGCCGCCCAAGCTCTGGGCGGTGAAGGAGCGGGCGGTGTGATTGGGAGCATCATCGCGGGCGCGCGGGCTGAGGGCGGTCCCGTCGGCGGAGGCCGAACGTTCCTTGTCGGCGAGAAGGGGCCCGAGCTTTTCGTTCCGCAGCGCAGCGGTTTCATCATTCCCCACGACGAGACCGAGCGTTGGCTTCGAGCGACTCCGCGGCAGACGGGTGGCCCCGTACAGGCTGGGCGAGATTTCCTCGTCGGCGAAGCAGGCCGGGAACTTTTTGTAAGTCGAGGCACGAATGCAGATCTTGTTGACGAGAATTTACGGTCTCGTCGAATAGAGGCCGCGTTAAATCAGCAAGCACCCGTAGTTAATTTACAGCCTCAGAATGTCACGGTGCTTAATGTGACCGATGAGCAGGCAGCATTGGACGCTATCTCGACTTCCAACGGAGATCGGGTAATCGTGAATTCGATCGCGAAAAATAGCGAATCGATTCGGCGAACACTGGGGATTACTTGATGCATCAAAACGGAACGGTTGCGGATTTTCGCGCACTAATTACGGCGATCGAAGCCATCGCTGAGGCGCGGCATATGTCGTTTGCAACAATCACGAGCGGGGGTGTGAATTATGTGGTGGGGGACTTAGTTAGCCCAGCTACCGGATCTACGTCTCGGCCGGCGTTAGTTGAGGTTGTGGCGATTGGCGGAGGCGGGGCCGCCACTGAAATCCGGATCCGAAACAATGGTGCCTATGTGGCCGACCCAACAAACGGAACGACCACCGGCGGCTCGGGCTCGGGATTGATTCTTGGTATCACGATGCGAGATACAGGATGGTCCGTGCTTCGTCGCCCGCGAATGCTGGCTAGCACCGAAGCAACTGGACTTCAAGGCACGGGCTATCAAGTCGGCGACATCCTCACACTGACCGGTGGCGTGGTCGGTTCGCTTGGCCGAGCAGCCACCGTCCAAGTCGATTCTCTGGGCACGGGCGGCGGAGTTATGGAAACGTCTGTCGTAGATGCTGGATATTACGAGGTCCAGCCCGTCCCTGCTTTCACCAATTCGTGGCGCACATCCGGAGGTTCGGGCACAGGAGCTCATGTTCGTGCAATTTGGACAAACCGCAATAACGAAGACGGGACATGGGTGTTTCAAGGCCCGCCACTCGGCACAGACCCGACGCTTATGGCAGGCACCCCACCGCCTGTTCCGCCAGGAGCTCCGATCCCACCGCTGCCCACTCTTCCTGGCCGAGCTCTTGGAGCGATTCGGACATATGTTCAAGGACCTGTCTCGGGTTTTGCATTGGCTGGTATGATTCATCATGACGATGGGGAAGATGTCGCGACTCTGTCGAATGATTGGAGCCCAGCCTTTCGCGGTGATACGATCGATACTTCAGGTTCATTCGTCCCGCTCACGGATGGTACAGGTGGAACGAACCCAATCCAATTCTGGCTTTCGATCAGCGAGCGAAGAATTTTTTGCGTAGCCAAATGCTCAGACGCAACGACAACACGATACTTGTCTTTCCATCTTGGGTTGCTTGACCCGTATGGCACGAACAATCAACAACCCTATCCGTTCTACGTGTTTGGATCGTGCCCTCGCCCAGATACAGAATGGGATGCGCCGAAAACAGGCATAACCGCACGTTCAATCACAGGGCCTACCGTTTGCTATGGGGTTGTCTCACGGAACGGGCCCGGATGGATTTTCAATCGCACGCAAAACATCTGGCAAGATGTGAAGAACGGGCTGGTGGATGAGATCCGAGCTGATGTCGCTGAACAGCAAGATCGTGTGGTGATCCCATTCGGACGACCTGATCTTCCGCTCGTTGAATCGAACGTTACTGCTTCAACGCTCTTCTCAATCTCGCAAATGCGTAGCATTGATAGCCTCACGTCTCCGCCGATACGCCCTATTATTGGTACTCTAGAGATTGGTGAGCTAAGCCCACATCGCCCGATGTTCCCTGTCTCGATTGCGATTGGAGGCAGCTCGCCTGAACTCCGTGGCGAAATGAGGAGCATTTTCTGGGCGCCGTTCGATAACTCAGCAAATCCGGAGGACCACATCATTGCAGATGGCGTTCGAATCAACCTATTCCCTAACGGGTCCACCGATAATCGAACGCATCATTTCTTTGGAATGGAGGAAAGATAGGTGCCATTCCAAACAGGACCAGCGACAAACCTGGATTCCTTGTTCATCGATTTGCTGGATTTCGCAACGGACTTGGGTTGGACGCAAGATGCAGGCGCTGGCCTCAGCCAGCCTGCCTTGCATAAAGGCGATGTCTACGTGCAGTTTCGTTACGACGGGACAGGAGTTATTTCGGGCGCAGGTCGGTCAGTCGGCATATTCCAGAGCACTGGGTACACAGCCAATCAACCGCCGGGGGAGCATCCAGGTGACTCAGGATCGGGCGCTTCTGGGGCATCAGTAACTGACACGGAAATTCGCAATGATCGATGTATCGCGGAGATGGGCGGAGGACCTTTCACATATTGGTTCTTTGGGCTTACGCCTCTCGAGGGAGTCAGCTATATCCACGTTGTTGTTCTCGTGCGCCCAAATGTTTATCGTCATTTCGGTTTCGGCGAATTGCAAAGATTTGTGGACTGGCCGGGGGGATCCTATGCATATGGGCAAGTCAAAAGCACAGGGGCCAACGCGCTCGATACAGCGGATAGTTGTCTTTTAGACGGCCTTCATTTGGGTCTTCAAGGGGCAACACTTCGTATTAACAGTTTCCCTGGACAACCTGCGACATCTGTTTGGGGGGTTGTTGGCGGGAACCCAGCTGTCGGGAGTGACCGAGATCGAAACGTACGTGTGCCTATTCAAGGTGGGTTTCGAGGCGGCCCGATTGCAGAATCTCGCGGGAATGTTGGACCCACAGTGGCGCCAGGGAGTCCTTGGCTTGGTCTCTACCCGATCTGCGCTTGGTACATCCGTGCGCTTCCGAATCAAGCTTATTATCTTGGGTCTATGCCGGATGTTCGCGGTATACATATGCTCAATTTTCAACCGGGGCAGACAGCGGTTGTTTCAGCCGAAGAGTGGGTTGTATTTCCCGCCTCGACAAAAGCGGGACTCGTTCCAAGCACTACCGGTAACATCGGTATCGCTTACAAGAAGGTGTAGCCATGGTCGAGTTTCTTGGGGGCGTAGTTCGTGAAACAGGTGCAGGGTTCGACTTTTACGAACGTGCGCATGTTCTTCCGCAATCCGCTATACTCACGGTCGGCAACCCGCGTTTATTTGAGGTGTTCTCTGGGCATCGTTTCGTGGATATCACATGGACTGCCGCGACAGTTGCTGGAGTGGATACGGGCGTAACAATCACCACTGTCCCGTTTTCTTACATCATTCGGCCTACAAATTCGAATTACGAAACGATCGCAGAGGCGACAGAGACCGGCTCTCCTGTCGTGAACACGTTCATTCGCTTTTCGTTTATCGGCGAGACGGTTGATGTGCCGATCACAGTCACACGTTTCACGGTGTTTCCGTATCAACCGGAACGAGAAGTGGCGGAAGAGTTTTCATTTCTTACAGATGTGCTGACGACGCTATCAGGGAAAGAAAATCGCCTTGCGCTTCGGAAGACACCACGTCATCGATTGACCTATGCATACAACGCCAATCATGATCTTGCGAATCGCATTCGCAACATAATGTTCACGAAGCAGGGCCTGAAACTTGGCATTGGGATCTGGTCACAGCAAACGCGGCTCACATCTAATTTATTGCCCGGGGCCCTCACAGCATTCGTTGAAGATACGGAAAGCCGTAACTTTTTTGAAGGAGGCTTTGTGCTGATCTATATGAATGATTCGCACTACGATTTCCTTCAAGTCGAGTCGTTCACGAATAACACCATTACCTTCACATCTGGGCCCTCTAAAGGGTATACGCAGTACGATCCGATCATGCCGGGGGACCTTGCTATAACGCGGGGACAAGTATCCACGGTGCGCTATCCTGTGAACATGGAGACGACGGAGCTCACGTTTGAATCGACGGAAGGCGGGACGGTAAACCCAGACCTACTGGAATTCCCTTCGTTTGTCATGTTGCCCAGCACGGGGACGTTCGCCATTGAAGATAAGAATTTCTTGATTGGACCGACGAATCCAAACGCATGGGAGCGTCGCGTTTCCGTGCAAGATAATCTCACGGGAGTCATTTCTTCTATTCAGATCGCAGATGTTAACAAACATCAGTGGGAGATCGGCTTTTCTGGACGAGACCTTTTTGAGATATGGCGATTAAAGCAAATCTTTTATGGACTTGTTGGTCGGCAAAAGGCGTTTTACATCCGAAGCTTCCGTCCGGATTTTATGCCGCTTGAGGGCATCGTCGGAGGGAACTTTACGATGAACGTCGAGAATCGGGGATACGCGCGAAACAATGGTGACCAAGCGCCGCGCGAATGGATTCGGATTGGGTTCAACGATGGGTCCTTTCCGATCTATCGTCGCATTACATCGACGGAGGAAATCGATGACGATGTCGAACAGATCCGAGTCAGTCCAGGATGGACATTCACGAAAGCGCTTTCGACAATCGATACTATCGAGATCCTTGAATTCACGAGGCTCGCCTCTGATACGCTTCGCATCGTGCGAGAGGGCGCTCAACGGTGGAGCGCTCGTCTTCCGCTGATTTCACTTAACGACACCGCGGAAATGATTGCGCCAAGCTGATGCCTTTTGAAGATCAGGAAACCTCACGAGACGAAGCGAAGCCGATTGAGCTCTACAAGATTTATCTTGGCGACACCGTTGTCGAAAGATACACGTCGTATCAGACCCAGATTTTTCAAGGAGGCAGCGAGTATCTCCCACTTCCTGGGCTGGAGCGAACCCCGGTGACCATTGTTCGGCAAGGGCGATTTTCGAACATGACGATTCGGATGCCAGCTTCGACACAGATCGTGACGCGCTACATTAATAACGCACCTTCGCAACCGGTTCGCATTGAGATCAGCCGATTCCACGCAGACGACCCGGCTCTGGAAGAACGTCTCCTCGTCGTAGGTATGCTTCGCGCCATTTCGATTACGGACGGCGGAAGAAAGGCTCAGCTAGAGGTCAGCCCACAGAATGGTGGATTTACCAAGACGATTCCTTCTGACCTGTTTTCTTCACAATGCCAAAACGACTTGGGCGATTCGACCTGCCAGTTTGTCCATACTGCGCCAACGCATATCGCTCAGAACGTACTTGTGACGGAAGAGTCTGCAGAAAACCTCACAATCCCCGGCATCTCAAGTTACAATGATGGTTGGTTTACCGGGGGATTTGTCGAGACTCCTCAAGGCGATCGTCGTTTGATTCTTTCGCATGAAGGCACAGCGATTCGCATCATGGTCCCATTTGAAGCGCCTGTGCAAGGGACGTCAGTTTCTGTTTATTCCGGTTGCGACCATCGTCCAACAACATGCCGCGGGAAATTCCAGAACCTCGTAAACTTTCGGGGATTCCCTTATATCCCAAGTCGAGACCCGCATACCGGAGGACCTTAAATGGCGTGGAACCTTGTCATCAATTTGGCTATCTTGGCCGTGGGCATCGCGGCTCGGATCATCATTGACAAGCGGCAACGGCTGAAAAATCAACCGCGGCCATCAGGTGAATTTCCCACGCCGACTAGCACAGAGGGCCGTGCGGTACCCATCGTGTGGGGCACGGCTCGTCTTGATGGACCGAATCTTCTTTGGTATGGCGACTCGCGGCGGGAGGAAATTGTTGCACGAAGCAGGTCAGTAAGGCTTCTTACGAGGCTTATTGATAGATTCGGGCAAGAAGTTGTCGTAGGGCATCGATATTTTTATGGACTTCAATATGGTCTTTGCGAAGGGCCCATTGAACGAATCACTCGAGTTTGGTTGAACGGTCGCCGAGTTTTTCAGCCGGACAATACAGGTGGCTCGGGCATGCCAGGCGGCATCATCTCTCAACGGCAAACAAACTTTTACGAGACGGACAACGGAATTGATTTCGCGTTCCGTGTTTTCCCGGGCGATCCTGTACAAAGTGCTTCGTCCTATTTACAGCCGTTTCAAGAGATCGCAGGCGAGCAGCTTACATACGCGAACACAGCCTACGTGGCGCCGGTAAGTGAGCCGATGTACATCGGCAATTCACGCGAGTCACTTCCTAGCTTTTCGTTTGAAGTTGTTCGGCTTCCGCCACTTCCGCCAGGTGGCAATATTCTACATCGTCGCGTGAATCCAGGAACGTTGCCGAGTCCTTCGGTGCCGGATGACATCTTCGCTGATGCGAACCCGGCCCATGTGTTGTATGAAATTCTCACAAACACGAAATGGGGGCACGCGATTCCAAGCAACGATATCGATGTAGCAAGTTTCAATGAAGCCGCTGAGATTCTGTTCGACGAAGGGAACGGCTTCTCGTATTTCGTGGACGCACCCACACCGACGGACGAAATCATTGACATTCTTGAGACCCAGATCGACGGCGTGATGTTTCAAGACCCGGTCACGACGCTCTGGAAACTTCGCCTGATCCGCGCGGGAGACGGATCCGATGCGATTGGAGGACCGATCGATGACGAGAGCGTGATTGAGTTCACGAACTTCTCCCGCACCACTTGGCAAGATACGGTCAATCACCTGTCTCTCGAATTTCAAGATCGAGACGACAACTACAAGACGACCTACGCGGGCGCCCAAGATATGGCGAATGTCCGCACCACTGGGCAACGGCGGAGCCAGGCGATTCGCTTTCCCGGCGTGAAGAATCGGGACCTCGCGAACAATCTTGTATGGCGTGAGCTTGTCCAACTCTCGCGTCCCTTGGCGACGGTCGAGGTGGTCGTCAATCGGACGTTCTACGCTGTACAACCGGGCGACAAGGTTCGAGTCCAGCTCTCCGCGCTCCGTCTCAACACCTTCAATCAGAATTTCCGAGTGGCATCCGTTGACCAGGGCGATTTGCTGAACGGAAGAATTCGACTCCAGCTTTCGCAAGACATCTTCGATAATCAGATTGGCGCCTTTAATCCACCCGATGGAACGCTTTGGGAGCAGCCTGAAGAGACGCTGATCATCCCCGCACCGAATGACGCCTTCATTCAAGAGGCGCCCAGGAACTTGCAGCCCGTTGGAGAGGAAGATTCCATACGAATCCTTTACGCAACAAGACGAGCCGCGGGAGAAAATCAGATCCGCTTACTGACAAACGACACTGCCACGCCAGAGAATTTCATTCTCGCCGGAGTGTCGGGCGGGTCCTTCATGCTCATCGGCACACTGGGCACCGAGATCCGTCCAGTAGATGGAGGTATCTCGAGTACGGTTACGTTCGAGGTAATCGGCACACCGGACACAACATCCATCATTCGAGACCGGCTTGATTTGGCGTTAGACCCGATACCTGGCGTGGAGTTGGGTGAATCCATGAACTCGGTATTGGCAATCGGCAACGAATTCTTTTTGGTGTCGTCCGTCTCTACGGCGGGGCCGAATCTTCAGTTCACGGCCTTCCGGTCTGTATTGGACTCAGTGCCAGAAATGCACGCTGAGAACACGTTGATCTTCTTACTCTACTCGAAATATTCGGTAACGGACCTCGAATACACAGATGGGCAAAACCTCGAGGTCAAAACGCAACCTGTTCTTTCGGACGGGTCGACGTTGCCGGAAGAAACATTACCACTTGTGACGACTATTGATATCGACCAGAGGTCGCAACGGCCCTATCCGCCCTCTGTTCTTTACGCATATAGTCGAGCATCCAACAATGTTTGGCTCGACGATGTCGACCTCGATTTTCAAGGAACGGACCCCGACAGCGACATCGGCTTCGAGATTTTCATGAATCGCCGTGATTATCGCGAGCGCAATGAAACACCGCAGCTCGCCCAAGATGCGGCGGTCATAGGCACAGAGACGCCTGCATTCCCTGGGGCAAATAGCACCGAGCATTCGATCTCATTTTTCCGTAACCCCGATACTGCGCCGGAGATCGTTACTACGATCGGCGCTGGACAGAATGAGTCTGTTTTCATTCCACGTTCACAGATCTTACAGGGAAATGACGGCGCACTTCCAGCCAGGCTGGAAGTGCGCGTCGAAGCGACGCACACCGTGACGGGTGTCGGAGTCTTGACGTCTCGCTATTCTACGCGTTGGGTTTTTGACGTCTCTTCTGAACTCGGAGGGTTATTCGCACTTGGCAACATGACGGTAAATGACGCGAGCAATGCCTATAACGCAGAAGCGAACGATGACTATCGTGTATCTCTCACAGGCACCCCCGTTGGTGGAGATGTCGAGTATCGGCTAAATGGTGGATCCTGGACGACCTTGATCGATGTGACGAGCAACGGCGTAATCACAGGTGTGCTCGCGTCCGACCAAATTGAACTCCGCCACACCGGCGTCGGGGTAGGTTTGCTAGGTTCTCGATTCATTGATATTACTAGGATCGGAACAAGCACGCGGGTCGCATACGGATTGATCGTATGAAGTCTCGCGGGTGGAAAAGGGGCAGACATGACAGCGCCGGTCGCAGCCTTTAGGATCACTCCCAAGCAAATGGATTCCGACACAACCCCTACCCCTACCCCCAAACGCATGTCCAACAGCTTCTGGGCGATCGTCGTTCTCATCGTGCTCAATGGAGGCGGCGGCGCGTTCGCTGTTGCCCAGAGCTCGAATGTGGGTGAGCGATTGGCTCGCCTTGAAACGGAGATCAAAGCCCAAAACGTTTTGCTCGAGCGGATCACCCAGGCCACCGCCAATGATGTCGCCGCCAACCGAGCTGACATTCTTGAAGTGCGCATGGAGATCTCTGCGCTTCGGGAACGCATGAAAGGGCTCGAAAACGCTCTAGCCGAACGAAAGCCGCGGCGCCGATAGCATTCAATATTACTTGACATGGCCACAATCTGGCCTTATGCCTAGGGCATGAGGATTGCGGTCACGTCAATGCTTGTACTGGCGACCTGCGCCAAGCCCCCGGCCGAGTCGCCGAAACCACCTGACAAACCGCAGCCAAGCGAGCCGCCACCGGGTGAGCCCTACCCGGTGGTCGACTTTGGTGGGAAGGGCGAGCCCCAGCTCCCGTCTAAGGAGGATCCAAAACTCTGCGGAGCCAAGCGCTTCACCCACGCACACGCCCGCGATACCCGTCGACGTGTCCGCAGAGCATGTCGTTCTCTGGGCAACGCTGCGCACGTTTGTGAGGTCTACGACACGATTGTGGTCCGGGAATCCAATGGCAACGCTCAAGCCGTGTGTACGAAAGGACCAGGTGAGGTGGGGTTTGGACCTATGTGCCTCTCGGCTCGATGGCAGGGCCCGAAATGGCCAGGTCCGCCGGAAGAATTTTGCATCCCCGAAGTGGCTGCGGTTGTCACGCACGAAATCTTTTGGCGCGCGGTAACGGCTTACGACGCGGAAACGTTAGCTGATCTACAGGCGATCTTTGGCTTTCACGTCTGGGAGGATGGCCGAGGCGGGCTGATGCCCGCACAGTACTGGCGGCATCGCCCGGCGTTTTGTCGACGGCTCGCGGACCGGGGTTTGGATTGCAATGCACCGGTGACGCGGAGCGATTTAGGTCGGCGGCTTCGGAAGGACCAGCGGGCAGCGTTTGTCGATCGCTTGTTGCGGAGTCGGCCCAGTGTCTGACCCCACTGCGGATCATCTCCGCGAGCTGTGGAATCGAGTTTCCCGCGAATTGCTCGCCCGCAATGTGTCGCAGCGAAAGCTCGCGGATCATCTCGGGATTGATCCGAGCGCGCTGAGTCGCAGCCTTAACGGGCAACGGGCGTGGCGCGTAACGGAATTACTGGATACATGTGAATTTTTGGAGAAAACCCCGAACGAACTGCTTGGATTTGAGCAGTAAAAGAGCAAAGGCCCCAATGGAAATCATCAAAAAATATCGTGGAAAGGCAACCGAAGCTATCCGAGGCATTACGCTACATCAAAAAGATCCGGAAAGTAAGTCGGCAACGGCAAAGGAGGAGCAGATCAATGGATAACGAGAAACAAGGGTCATGGCTACAAGCCGTTGTAAACGTCGCTCTTTTTCCTTTTGTTTCGCTTGTCGTCGCCGCCGTTCTTGTGTGGGCGCTTTCGGCTGGGACGTTTGCTTGGCTGTTTGGGAGGCGTGATGGATAATCAAATCGATCTTGAAAAAGATTGGCGCGACTTTCTTGGCGAGTTGGCCAAGAAGAAGCTCGAGCAAGACCCAGATCTTGAAAAGCTTTGTGCCATGTGTAAGGAGAGTATCGCACAGATAGAACATCCACGCATGCGAGCGGACATGATAAAAATCGTTAGTAGCATCATGAGTATGGCCGCAGCTATTGGGATAAAGGCGGGGGTAGAAGTAATGATTGAGATGAGGCAGAATGAAAACTAAAGCCTTTCCCCATCAGCAAAAAGACATCGACGAAAACGCTTTCCGTGAACGATGGGGCCTACTATGGGAAATGGGCACCGGCAAGACCCGAACGATCCTCGGTCACTTCGAGAAGCTTGTGAACGCGGGCAAGGTCACGCGAATCATTGTCGTCGCCCCGACGTCCGTACATCTGGGCTGGGGACGCGACGAGGCGCGCAAACATCTTGACGACGATCTTTTCCGGCGTCTTGTCGCGCTTTCATGGGTCTCTTCAAAGACCAAAACGAAGGCATTCCAGCGCAAGGCCGACACATTCATGCATTCAAAGAATCCGGGACTAATGACATTGGGTTATGACGCCTTGATGAATAAGAATTGCTGGAAGTATGTGAAGACGATCATGAAGGAGCATAAGACGCTCTTCGTGCTCGATGAGATGCACTACGTCAAAACACCCAGTGCGGCACGATCTACGCGGGTACACGCGACAGCGAAGTACGCCGCTTACGTCCGCGGACTAAGTGGAACGCCGCAACCGAATAGCCCGTTTGATTTGTACATGGTGCTGAAAATTTTAAATCCAGAGATTCTCGCTGCGAATCAAGTACGAACGTCGGAAGCATTTCGGGCGTACTTTGGTGTGTTTCGTACACGGAATATCAATAATCATACATTCGAGGAGGTGACGGAGTATCGCAATTTAAGGCAACTCAGCTCGATGCTCAAAACGTGCACGCATCGCTTGTTGAAAGAACACGTTCTCGACCTCCCGCCCAAAATCTACACGCGACGCTACTTCACCATGCCACCCGAATGGAATGCTGCGTATAACAGCATCAAAGATTTACACGAACATATCTTCGAAGACGGTGAGCTTCTGACGACACCGCTTGCCATTCAAAGAATCACTCGACTGCAACAAGTTACGAGCGGCTACATCCCCACGGATGAATGTTCGTGGCCGCGACCCATCACGGGAGACAAAAATCCACGGCTCGATTTGCTAGAAGACATCCTTGCGGATACGACCGATAACGTCATTGTCTGGGCAAAGTACAAGAACGATCGCATTCGTATCTTCTCTCGGTTGGAGAAACTAGGTATCTCTTATGCAATCGTGCAAGGCGGCATGACAGATGAACAACGACGCAGCCAGGTTGCACGATTTCGTGAGGGCCGAGCTCGTGTTTTTATTGGGTCTGAGGCAGCAGCCGGAGCAGGAATCGATGGGTTTCAAGAACGTTGCGCAACGGTTGTCTATTACAACACAACCTACAACGGCGGCAATCGCCAACAATCGGAAGACCGCGCCCATCGAATTGGCCAAAAAAGAGCCGTCACTTATATTGACCTGATAGCATTGAATACTATAGATTCAGCGGTAGTGCAGAATCTCGAAGACAAGCGACGCCTGGCAAAGGAAGTGATTGACTCATGAATGCGGATATAAAAGAAATACTAGAGCAGCACGTGGCGTGGCTACGTGACCCGAAATCAGGGAGACAAGCAAACCTTCGCTACGCAAATCTCCACGGCGCAAACCTCCGCGACGCAGACCTCCACAAAGCGGATCTCCACAGAGTAGACCTCCGCGACGCAAACCTCCGCGACGCAAACCTCTGCGACGCAAACCTCTGCGACGCAAACCTCTACGGGGCAAACCTCTGCGACGCAAACCTCCGCGACGCAAACCTTATCGGTGCAGACCTCCGCGACGCAAACCTCTGCGACGCAAACCTTATCGACGCAAACCTCCGCGACGCAAACCTTATCGGCGCAAACCTCCGCGACGCAAACCTCTACGGCGCAAATCTCCACGGCGCAAACCTCCGCAGTGCAAACCTCCTGAGAGCCTCGTTGTGTCGCGCTACAATTGACGGAGCTAAATTAGCCTTCGAGGATATCGGAGGGCCTGGACATATCCTTTGCGCCCTTACTGATCAGGAGTGGGAGCAAATTAAAGCTCAACGCGAGAAAGAAACCCCATGACCCAAGACCCCTATCATCAATTCCGTGTCCACGACACAAGTAAAATGAAAGAGCTGTCCGAATTATGCGACAGGCTCGAACGCGCTCGGCAAGTTGTCGAAGATTACGAGCAACAACTCGAAGACGCGATGGACGTTGTCAAGGCGTTAGAGAGCCGGGAGATCCCCGATTTGATGCGCGAGCTCGACATGACCGAGGTCACCTTCGGCAATGGTCGCAAAGTGGCGGTGTCTGTCAAATATAAAGGCGGCATCGCCAAGGAAAATCGCGCCGCTGCGTTTGTCGTCCTTCGCGAGATGGATGAGGCCGGCATGATTAAAGGAGAAGTCAGAGCTAAGTTTGGTGCTGGAGATGAAAAGGCACAGAAGTTATATAAACAGCTCCAGGCTCGTGGCATAGATGTCGCGTATGACGAAAATGTCCACCACAGCACCATCAGCTCCTGGGCAAACAAGCGGATGAAAGCCGGCGAAGTCGTACCGCCCGAGCTTGGTCTTTTCCCCCATACAACGGTGAAAATTACGCCATGAGTGCGGATATAGAAAAAACATTAAAGCAACACGTGGCGTGGTTACGTGACCCAAGTCTAGGGAGACAAGCAAACCTTCGCTACGCAAACCTCCGCAACGCAAACCTCCACGGCGCAAACCTCCGCGACGCAGACCTCCACAAAGCGGATCTCTGCGGTGCAAACCTCCACGGCGCAAACCTCCGCGACGCAGACCTCCACAAAGCGGATCTCCACAGAGTAGACCTCCGCAACGCAAACCTCCGCAACGCAAACCTCCGCGACGCAAACCTCCACGATGCAGACCTCCGCAACGCAAACCTCCACGATGCAGACCTCCGCAACGCAAACCTCCACAGAGTAGACCTCCGCGACGCAAACCTCTACGGGGCAAACCTCTGCGACGCAAACCTCCGCGGGGCAAACCTTATCGGTGCAGACCTCCGCGACGCAAACCTCATCAACGCAGACCCCCATGATGTGTCGCGCTACAGTTGACGGAGCTAAATTAGCCTTGACGAAGCACAACGCAACCTAGATCGATTTCTTTTAAATTAATTCCAAAAAGCAAACAGAAAGATCAAGCAATGCCCGAAAAAAAGAAAAAGAAGATCAAGAAGAAAAAAGATGACGCTCTGGCCACCACTGGCGAGACTGCCCTTGCTCAAAGTGGCGGCGAGGATTGGGGGGAGTACGCCGATCAAGGCAACGAGAACCTTGGTCAAGACGACCTCGCCACACCATTCCTGGGCCTTGCACAGAGCAAGAGCCCGGAGATCGAAGACCCGGAAAAGAAAATCCCTGGCCTCGAGCTTGGAGATATCTTCAACCCCATCACACAGGAGATCTACGAGCGGCCCCTTACTTTCGTGCCTGTGACCTTCCGAACCCGCTGGTGCCTCTGGGCGGACCAGAAGGCGGGAGGCGGATTCAAAGGCGATTTCGGCCCGAATGATAAATTCGTCCGAGACGCATTGCAAAATCACATGGGCGACTCACCGAGTCCGATACTTCCAGACGGGTCAACGCTACTCGAAACGAAAGAACTATTCGCAATTCTTAACCCATTTGAGAAGCCCGAGATCGTATTGATCAGCCACGCAAAGACGAAAATCAAAGTCTTCAAGCGACTGATGACCGCATTGAACACGCCCTACATGATGCGCCCAGCAAGCAAACGACCGCCTATGTTTGCGAAGGTTTGCCAGATGGATACGTTCCACACGAAGAGCGCCGCGGGGCATATTTACTACAACTACAACTACACGCCCGAGATGATTGAAGGCCGGATCCGATTACTGCTGCCTTCTCATGAGATCATGTCCATCGCTGCTGAGCTCTGCAAGAGCGTTAACGACGGTACTGTGAAGACACAGGCACCGTCTGCCGACGGCCCCATGGACGTTGAAGTGATGGACCCCGACGACATTCCGTTCGATTAAGTCGAAACGGAATTTGCCTCACGGCGAGGCTGACCGGCCGCGGCCCGTGCGATTCGGGCCATCTTTTTCGGAGAAACCCAAAATGCCTTTCACCCCCAAACAAATCGCCGCCATCGAAGCCGCTTGCGCCTTCACCGAAAGCGGCGAGCTCGACCGACCCTTTCTTCTCAGCGGCGAGGCGGGTACCGGAAAGACTTATGTCGCCCGTGAAATCGCCAAGCAGGCCGGAGGCCACGTCGGATTCGCGGCGTTCACTGGTAAGGCGGCCCAGATGTTGCATTCGAAGGGGTGTATGGGGGCACAGACAATACACAGCCTGATCTACGCGCCAACGATGCGCTGCCAAAAACGACTTCGCGCGCTGAAAAAGCAACGAGCCGAAATGCTTGAAAAAGGCATTCCCGAGAATCACACGCAGGTCCAGGGCATCGATAAGGCCATCTCTGATGAAGAGAAGAACGTCGCCCGACCCAATTTCAAGCTGCAACTCGATTCCGTCCTCGAAGAGATGAGCACATTGATTGTTGACGAAGCCTCCATGGTCGGTGATCAAGTCTGGGAAGACCTGTTCACGTTCCGCAAACCGATCATTGCGCTGGGCGACCCGTACCAGCTACCGCCAGTGATGGCCAAATGCTCCATCATCAATCGCAAACCTGACTTCCTTTTGACTGAAATCCACAGGCAGAAGAAAGGATCTGCAATCCTCGACATGGCTGGGCAAGTACGTCGAGGGAAATTCAATCCCAACGATTTTCCAAAATTCGAAGATCGCCCAGATGCGGAAGCCTCAGTTACGCCATGGAAGGGGCTCAAGCTTGAGGATGCGGCCAAGTTTGACCAGATCCTTTGCGGCGCCAACAAAACACGACGCGCAATCAACAAGGCGTATCGCGAGCGCGTGTTGAACATCACCGACCCTCTTCCGCAAGTCGGAGATCGTCTCGTCTGCCTGCGCAATTCCAGCGAGTACGGCATCATGAACGGGCAGCAATGGGTTGCGACAGAAGTTGTCGAAGAACCAGGCTTTCTTTACTTGTCTCTCGAAAATGACGACGGCAAGAAGGTAGCATGCCCCGTACATGCAGCCCCTTTCCTTGGCCATGACATCCCGCATTACGAACGGCGGGACGCGGAAGAATTTGACTATGCTTATGCGATTACTGTGCACAAAGCACAGGGGTCGCAATGGGATCGTGTCGTCGTTGTGGATCAAAGCGCTATGTTCAGAAATGACCGACACAAGTGGCTTTACACCGCGGTCACGCGAGCGGCCGAACAAGTCTTGCTCGTGAAATAGACAGGATAGAACAATGAACAAAGACGAACGACATTGCCCCGAAAACAATTGGGTTTCGGGGTTTCTCTATATTTTGGCCCAAGATCATATACCTTTCGGCAAGATCGAAGAGATCATGCTGCGAATGCGATCCTCTAATGGGGCACCGCAAAGAATTGATTTTGACAAAAACGACCCGCTGGGCAAGTGGGCTGAAGAAGCCGCAAAGGAGCTTGTGCAAAATGGCGAGAAGAAAGCGGTTTGAAAACGCCGTTGGCCAAACGTGGATGTTTGGCCCCGAGTCGGATTGGAAGCCGCCCGACCTTTCTTCCCTCCCAAGCTGGCCCACTACTGGGCGAGTGGGGCTCGACATTGAGGCTCGCGACCCGCATCTCGACAAAAAGAAAGGCGGAGGGATCTCCGTTCGCCGAGGCGGGTATGTGACGGGGGTGTCTTTTGGATTCACGGACGGTTTCGCCAAATACACCCCTACCGCTCAGCTGGGAGGCGGGAATCTCCCCGCCGACAAAGTCTACCAATATTACCGCGATCAAGCCGCTCGGTTCGAAGGCGAGCTCGTACTTGCCAATGCCTCATTCGACCTCGACTATCTTGCCGAACTCGGCATCGTTTTCAAGCGGGCCAAAATTCGAGACGTTCTCAACGCGGCGCCCCTTCTTTGGGAGCATCACGATAGTTATCGTCTTGACGCTGTCGCTAAGCGAGCCGGACTCGAAGGGAAGAACGAAACGCTACTCCGCCAGGCTGCTGAGATGGCTAACATCGACCCGAAGAAAGATTTGTGGCAACTGCCCGCATCCGTTGTCGGGCCCTATGCGGAACAAGATGCTTTGGAGCCCCTCAAAGTCTACACAACTCAATACCCGCAACTCGAAAAAGAACGCCTCCTAGATATCTGGAATCTCGAAAGCGAACTTCTGCCCATCCTCATCAAGATGCGGAGGCGCGGCGTGAAAGTCGATTTCGACCAGCTCGATCGCGTCGAAGCATGGGCCCTAGCCAAATGTGACGACCATCTCGCCGAGATCGCCCACCTCACTGGACATCGTCTCAGCCGAAAAGATTTGAACAAGTCTGCCGCCAAAGCTCGTCCTCTCGAACACGTGGGCATACGTGTCCCCCTCACCGATGCGGGAAACCCCTCCGTCTCCAAAGAGTTGCTGGAATCTATCGACCATCCCGTCGGTCTCGCGCTTCGCAAGGCATCCGGATATCTAAAAACGTCGCAAACATTTGCGACGTCCGTGCGAATCTATGCCGTCAAAGGACGGGTCCATCCCGAGTTCGTGCAAGTTCGCCGCACCAAAGACGACGGCACAGCTCAAGGCGCGACGCCAGGACGACTGAGTTGCGTCTCCCCCAATCTGCAGCAACAGCCTTCTGGTCGACCACCCTTCGAGGAGCTCGGTCCCATGTGGCGCGCCATCTACGTCCCCGACGACCCAGATTCGCAATGGGGCTGTTTCGATTACAGCCAACAAGAGCCGCGAATGATGGCGGCCGACGCCGAGCGACTCGGCTGTACGGGCGGGGCCGCGATCGCCGAACGATACCGCCAGGACCCGAACACCGACAATCACACCATGATGGCCGAGATCACCGGCCTGCCCAGGAAAATCGCCAAGAATATTTTTCTGGGCAAGTGCTACGCGATGGGCGGGGCTCGATTCGCCCAGCAAGTGGGGCTCCCGATCAAGGTGATCACCAAACGAAGCGGCAAGAAATTCGAAGCGGCTGGCGATGAGGCGGCAGAGATGCTCCGGATCTTCGACGAAAAGGTGCCTTACGTTCGTGAGCTCGCTAAGAAAGCCGAAGCGCAGGCCAACAAACTAGGGTACATCCGCACGATACTCGGCCGCAAGTGTCGTTTCACGCCTGCGCAGCTACGTGCGGGAAAGGCCTACAAGGCACTCAATCGTCGCATCCAAGGATCGTCTGCGGACCAGATGAAAAAAGCCATGATTCTTGCGGAACAAGCGGGGTTTAAACTACGGTTACAAGTCCATGACGAAGTCGACAAGGACATCTTGCCGGGAGAAGACCCGCGCGAACTAGCGCAGATCATGATGGATGCCGTGCCCAGTACGGTGCCGTTCTGGGTGGATGTAGAGACAGGCCCAAATTGGGGGGAGATCTCGTGAAGGAAAAGACAGCCCGAAAAAATATCGTCGCTGCGATCGCGACCTACCGCCATGCGATGGCGGTAGAAAATCCTGCCCATCCCGGCACGCCAGACATCAATTTCGCAGGCGGCTGGATTGAGGTCAAGTCCCGCGACGAATGGCCGGCACGGGCAACGACTCCCGTACGTCCTCGGCATCCGCTCATGATGGAGCAAATTCGGTGGATCCGGACAAGAGTGGGGACGGGAAGAGATAAGGTCTATATCGCTTTTGTCGTGGGAAAACAGTACATGTTTTTCGATGGGCTGAAAGGCATTGAGATCATCGGCTTGGCTAATCGAAAAGATCTGGAGGCTGCGGCACTTTTAAGTTGTACACGCCCGGCATTAGAATCGAACCTTCGTCAGCTTCTTGGCTAATTGACAGGCCCACTGCAATGCAGCCGAACTACGAAGAAACCTTTACCTTCCTTAAAAAACATTCACCAAAAAATCATTGGGTTCTTGTTGGCATCTCTCCTGAAGACCGGAGCATTGTAGGCGCGTCATTTGACGTCAATCAGCAAAAAGAAACGATCCATTGGCTGGAGACGCGGAATCAGCAGCAACGGCTGAACGTTTACTTCTGCGTCAACCCCACGATCAAACCGATCATGAAGAAACCCAAGCGCACGGACATCGCTCGTGTCACGCATCTTCATCTGGATCTTGACCCTGCCCCCATGCCGAACGATTTTGAGGGAACGAAGGAAGCGTGGATCGATGATGAGCAGCAGCGAATTTATGGCGTCCTGACATCCGCTCGTCCAGAACCTACAACGGTTTTGTTTAGCGGCGGGGGCTATCAGGCGTTTTGGAAACTAGAGATCCCTATCGAGATCGACGGCGACGTAGAGGCAGCCGAAGAAGCGCGTCTTTACAACATGGGCCTCGAACAGAGATACGGTGGCGACCAATGCCACAACATCGATCGGGTCATGCGGCTGCCCGGCACAATCAACTGGCCCGACGCAAAGAAGCGAAAGAAGGGACGGGAGCCCTGTCTATCTTCCATCATCTGGCATAACGATAATGTTTACGAACTAAGCCAATTCGTTCCGGGTGTGACGAAAACGACGAAGAAGTCTTCTGCGAAAGATCGCGCGGCCCAGCAAGAGAAGCTTACGAACGCAGCGCTTAATCGCAATATGCCCGCGTCGCTGAAATACATCATCAAAAATGGAGAAGACCCCGACAAACCCGATCGTTGGGATGGCGATCGTTCGGCTATGGTCTGGTTCGTCACGTGCGAGATGTTCCGTTATTCCGCGTCAGAAGAGCAAGTCGTTTCCGTCTTGACCAATCCGCTCCTTCGAATTTCTGGGCACGTTCTCGACCAGAACGACCCCGAAGACTATGCCCGTCGTCAGTGGGCCCGAGCAGAAGAAAATGCGGTCGACCCCAAACTTGTCGAGCTCAACGACCGCCATGCCATACTGCTCGAAAAAGGCATGATTCTCACAGAAAAACCCGGCCATCCGCCCATCATCCAAAGTCGCGCTGATTTCCATTTGCGCTATATGAATCGCTACGTTGAAGTGCCCGAAGGAGACGGAACGAAAATAAAAAAGATTGACCTGGCCCAGTGGTGGTTGAGACACCCGCAGCGAAGAGAGTACGAGGACATGCATTACGCTCCCTTCGATAAGGACCCCCGTCGGTACAACCGTTGGTGCGGCTTTGCGGTCGAGCCCAAAGAAGGCGACTGTTCCATGTTTCTTGAACACGCCAAAGATGTGATCTGTGCGGGCAACGACGACCATTTCGAGTATCTTGTCCGGTGGATGGCGCATTGCATCCAAAACCCACACAGGCTGGGCGAAGTGGCGGTCGTTATTCATGGTGACCAAGGCACGGGCAAATCGTTATTCTGCAAAGAGATCTGCCACATCTTTGGGTTGGGCAAGCACGCGATCTCGGTGGCAAACGTTGAACACGTAGTTGGTCGGTTCAACGCCCACCTGTCACAGTGCTCGTTGCTTTTAATCGAAGAAGCCAACTTCACGCGCGATAAGAAGAGTATCCCGATTCTCAAAACGCTGGTCACGGAAAGTGACATGGCGATCGAGATGAAATACCAAGACCTCACGTATGGTAAGAACCATATGCATGTCATGATGACATCGAACGATACGTGGGTCGTGCCGGCGGAGATCAACGAGCGCCGGTTTTTTGTACTGCGGGCTTCGTCCACGCATCGCCAGAACCCAAAGTATTTCGCACGATTCGTCAAGACAATGGAAGAAGGAGGTCGTGAAGCGTTGCTCCAATTTTTGATGAAGGTTGATTTGACAAATTTCAACATCCGGATCTTCCCGCATTCGGATTCGCTTCAAACCCAGAAGATGCAATCGCTTAGTGTGGAACAGGCATGGTGGTACGAGAAGTTGGATTCAGGCGAACTGTTCGAGGGAGAGGTCTGGCCGGACAACAAAAATCTCCACGCTTGGTGCAAACATGTTCGGAGTTCGTTTATCGCCCATACCCGACGATGGGGGTCGAAAGAACGGATCAGCCAACAGAAGCTCAATCAGTATCTACGCACGTTCATGCCCAGCGGTGTGGCTGAGCGTCGCCGTCTTACCAAAAGCGTGGATCATAAAAATCCAGAGACAGGCGAAATGGAAAGACTTGACCGCCCGCATTACTATCGATTGCCCACCCTTCGAGAATGCCGCGAATGGTGGGACAGAAACTTTGGCGGCCCCTACGAGTGGGTCGCGCCAGAAGGCATACAAGAGGAACTACCCATATGGAAGAAAAAAAGACCCCGACCCAAGAACCCCGAACTACCGCCACTGATTCCGCTCGAACTACCGCCAGCAATGAAAGAAAGGGAGGAGGAGAGGAAGAGACAAGAGGAAGAGAAGAAAGCGAAGGAGATGGCAAATCCCGATATACCGACATCATGATCGATATCGAAACGTTGGGAACGCAACCCGACTCAACCATTTTGAGCATCGGCGCGCATCCATTTTGGTTTTATGCGCCTATGGAATATAGTGAATATTGGGACGGCGACCGGATGACCAGGAGAAAAAAGAAACTTCCTGCGGTCGGTCCCATTGAAGACGGATTCTATCGACGTATAGATATTTATTTGAGCGAACCGCTTCGCGTAAGCCCAGGGACGCTGCTCTTCTGGGCACGCCAACCGCCTGAAAGTTTTCGGGATCTTCTCGACCCCGAGGGCGCGGTGCACCTCGGCACCGCGCTCATCGATCTGGCAACCTGGATCGGCCACAAAGGATTCCGTGGCACTGCGCCACGAATCTGGGCAAACGACCCGAGCTTTGATCTGGTCATGCTTACCCGGGCGTATCACAGCCAAAGTCTAAAGCTTCCGTGGGAATTTCGACAAGAACGGAGCTACCGAACAATTAAAAATCACGTCGACCTAAATGACATTGGTCGAAATCTTCCTCACCACCATGCCCATTTTGATGCGATGCATCAAGCAAGGGAATTGGCCGGGATTGGGGATCTGATTGAGGGGAAGGAATAAGCAATGGATGACGAACAGCTCAAAATGGCGCTCAGAGTTGAGCGGCAAAAGTATATTTACCGCGACTGCGCATTGGATGAGATCAAAAAAGAACGAAAGCTCCAAGAGCGAAAATACAGCCTAAAGCACGACGCCGAACATTCGTATGAAGAGTTCGTTGCACTCATTGTACATTATGCAGGAAGAGGTGTTTACGCGAACTCGAATCCGCCGACTCTACCCAAACGCCATGCAATGGTGAAAGTCGCCGCACTTGCTCTAGCGTACCTTGAGCAAAACAGACAGGAATAAAAACAATGCTAACTCACGACAAAACCTATCTCAACCTCGTTCAAAAAGTTCTTACCCAAGGAACGTGGCACGATGACCGCACCGGTACGGGGACACGAGCGCTATTCATCGAGCAGATGAGATTCGATTTACGGCAATGTTTCCCACTGCTTACCACGAAGAAAATCTTTTGGAAGGGAGTCGTGGCGGAGTTGCTTTGGATGATCAGCGGGTCGTGTAATGTCAAGCCGTTGCAAGCACAAGGCGTACATATTTGGGATGAATGGGCGGATGAAAATGGGGAACTTGGTCCGGTGTATGGGGCGCAGTGGAGAAGATGGGTCGCCTGGGAAATGGATCAATATGGATACGCAGATGGAGAAGGTGAAATTGACCAACTCAAAAATCTGATTGAAGGGCTGAGAGAAAATCCCGACTCTCGCCGCCATATTATCACGGCATGGCAACCTTCGGTATTGCACAAGCAAAAACTCCCGCCCTGCCACTGCTTCATGCAGCTCAACACATGCGTAACCGATGAGCCCGCAGACCCACATCGCTACCTTGACCTTCACTGGTACATGCGCAGCGCTGATCTGTTTCTGGGCGTGCCGTTCAATATCGCAAGTTACGCGCTGCTCCTCACAATGGTCGCCCAAGAAGTGGATATGATCCCCCGCCACCTGGGCGTATCTTTTGGAAATGTCCACATCTACTCGAATCACTTCGCCCAGTGTGAGGAGCAGCTCGCGCGGAAGGGGCAAGGTGGGTCGAACAAGGCGGGACCGCAAGTGAAGCTTGCGGGGGACAAATCATTCTTCGATATGACGATCGACGATATCTATTTGCACAACTACTTCCCCGACCCGGCGGTCAAAGGGGAGGTGAGCGTCTGATTGTTTGCCGTTCGCGGCGTCCTGATATATAGTATTGAACACTATGCCCAGGACTCCGTCCCACAATCCGCGCACAAGCGTGAGTTTTTCGATCCCCGTCTCTGTTCGCAGCGAACTTTGTCGCCTCGCGGATGAGGACGGGGAACCCTACTCCAAACTGATCCGAGACGCCTTAATGGCTTATTTCAAGAAGCGTGGAGCGGCAGTCAAACCATCCGATTGGCGCTAGAGCCTCTTCGTCATGAGGTCGATCTCTTCGTATAAGTCCGAGAGTGCTCCGGCGTTCGTAATCGTGTAGTCCGCTTTGAATGAGTGCGATCGTTCAGACGCATGATCGTCACTCAAATCGATATCTGGACGAGAGACGCGGATGATTTTTCCGCCAAGTTTGCGGATGGCTTTCTCTTCATTTTCGAAACGTAAATCGTCTACAACGATGCCCGTCGTAGTGTGGGGATTTGTGGATGTCCGGGCCTCCCGGCCCCACAGCGCGCGTATTTGATTTTCCCAGACGCGTACCCAAAAATCTGGATGGATCATGTCGCGGCCCCACTCGGTGCCCAGAGTTTGCATTGCTTTTCGTGGGGTGGTGCCGCATAACAGTTCGCTTGGTACTTGTTTCTGGTCGCTGTAAAGCTGTCGGTCGGTGAGACCCAGTGAGCGGAGCATTCCCTTTATCGGTCCGGCGAATGGTGCGACTCGCCAAAGTCGAAAATCAGGGCACGTCTCTGTGATTCGTTTGGCGCAGGTGGATTTTCCCGAGGAGATCGGGCCGAAGAATGCAAGGAGTTGAGTATTCATGGGTTAGCCGTACGGGCGAAAATTAGGTTGGTGGGCGTATTCATCGGACTCGTTGGGGCGCTGGAACTCGAAATCGAAGTCGTGTTCGCTTTTGTTTGATTTGATATTGTCGAATGCGATCTCTTCGACTTGCCGCACGCGCTCGCGTGTGCATTGGATGAACTCTCCGATCGACGCCAACGTCATGCCGGACGGGTTGGCTTCGATCAAGTCAAGCAAACAGCTCTTTTCCGCGGGCACTTCCCACGGCTCAAGCGGCCCCCACGGGAAACGAATCGTGCCGTTCGTCGTGACGGTGAGATAGTTGTTCCAATAGCAGCTCACGTACGGGCAAGGACGGCAGCCACCTCGGCATTCGCTGCGCTTTTCTGGGCGGCCTTCAACCTTTTCCGGATAGAGAAATCTCTGGACCACCTGCTCCTGGGCAGGTGCACGGCGGACACATAAAGCTAATTTTGGGCTGCGGCGGATAGTAGACATGCGAGACTTTCTTGCGACAGCGGGTCCATGCACGCAACGATAGCTGCCACATTTTCCAATCCATTGGGCCGATTACCGTCTGCTGTGAAAACGGCAGGGCCCGACCGTGACTCTGCCCAGGCGATGGCATGGTCCGTTAGCTGAAGAGCGTAAAGATAATCTTCGAACACCGACATGACTCCGCCCACTTCGCATGTGTACAGCTGCGCGCGTCGATATCGGAACAGGGAGAAGCGGAACGGAAACGAAGCCTTTTTTACAGCATCTGCGATACCCGGGGCGGCTGTGGAAGATGACTCAACCCAACCGACTCTCGTGTGATTGAACTCTAAAGAGTTCACTGCACTTTCGTAATAAGCCCGCTTGGACAAAAACCAATCTTTGTGGAGAAGACCTTCGGGATGCTCCATTGCTTTTATCCCACGCGAGAATAGCCGGCCGTCTAAGATCTGAATCATTTGACCAGCCTCCGATACTTTCTTCGGTCCGGAAGGAAGTAACCTACACTGAGGTCAAGGGCATCCGCCGTATAAAACAAGATGCCCAGAGATGTGGCAACTTCGTTCCGCTCGCGCTGTGCGATGATTTTGGGGTCGGATTCAAGCAGTTCCGCGAGCTCGCGGCGAGAGTAGCCGCGCATTTCTCGACCCATTTTCAGGCGACTCGCGATGTAGGGACGGCATTGGTATGGGATGGGGATAGCGGCCATGATGGATTAGGCGGTACGACATTCGTCGCCGTGTTGGATGATCTTGATCGTTTCGAATTGAGGATCGTATCGGAATTCTTCTTTCGCATCTTTCCACCCCTGATCGTAGCCAGCGCTGTGTACATGATGAAGTTGTTCGAAATGAGGATCGCTATCCTCAATCCATTGCTCAACATGCCGAAGGATGAGTTCCGTAGCGAGCAGAGCATCGGGCTCGGAAAGAAGAGCCACGCGTAATTCGACGGCTCGTTTTCGGTGAAGGGAATCAAAATCGTGCATGGGTCATGATGGGGTGAGGGGCAGTGCAGCGATGACATCGGCGACGACCTGGCCGTCTTCCTGCCCGCCGGAGGTGTGCCATGCCTGGTTAAGGGGCATCGCCCGATCGATGGTGGGGCGGTTGGCCGCGAGCCGCTCGGCGTCTTCACGCGAATACACGCCAGCTTGCACTAGATTGTTTGTGTACCCGGACGCTTTGGCGCGCCACCAAAGGGGGCAAGCGCCACTGCTATTGTTGTAGATCACGAAGAGATCTTCGCGGAAAAGATCAGGCCTAATACGGGACATTTCAGCTCAAGTGAAAAAGGTGGCTCCTTTTGGGTTAGCATGACGCGGTCATCGTGCCAAGAGTTTTATGATTTTTGTTGCCATCGGCAGCAACGAGCGTTATGGAAGGTTCGAGGGTGAGGGGCCGCCCTCGAACTGAGTCGGAGCGAGCAGTCCGCCCGGCCCTCTGCATGGGGGCCGGGCGTTTTTACGCCGCTCGCTCAAGGTCAAGCTTATCGGCGATCCGTGATCGAATGTGGCAATTTGTCCCACGTTCGATCATTTTTCGCACATGGGCCCCGTCCCCGGCTTCGGCCGCGTGCTTCAGATCGGCAATCCGGTCCACTGCGACTTGGGTGCGTTGCTTCATCCGCAGCCACGTCGTACGCAGAATTGGGTTGCTTGGGCGGGTCGCAGCGAGTACTTCCAGCTCCTCTTCTGCCTCGGTAAGACTTTCGGTGAGCGCGATAATGACCTGTTCGTCGTGAATAGATTGCGTCAATTCGATACTTTCTTCGTAGTTGGTGGAGCAAATACGCACATCTCTGCACGGGCCTGGCGGATGGCGGCGGTCAAAGCGGCGCGCGCAGACACACCCGCGCCCACCCACTGGCGCCCACGACCGTCGAAGACCGCAGCCCAGTGACGGCCGCGGGCGGTGCCGGTGATGTATTCGATGAGGTCACTACTCCACATACCACCGACCATTGCGCAGTTGCTCAAATGTGAGATTTGGATGCCCCGCCGCGCCGCGAAACTTTTGTGGATGTTTCGTTGTTACGCCCGCCCACATCCCGTGCCCGCCCAGTGAGAGCCAGATTTTGATGTTGGGTGGCAGGGGCTCGTCGATCATCGGGACAAGACTTCTTCGATATTTTCGACGGCCCAGCAAGTAGGGAGATTCCAGCGCTGAAGCCAGCTTGCGATCAAATAATCGAGCTCGGCTTCGGCTTCCCCGGACGGGTCCATGTTTCCGTCGACGGCCTCGCCTACCTTCTCCCAGAGTCGGTCTCTCATCCATTCAGCGAGAAGTTTCGCCGAGCCGCTTGCGAGCCATGGCTGGTCGATGTGTTTTTGCTGTCCGATCCAGAATTGACAGCATTCATCATATTCGTTTCTGCCCGCTTCAATGGCAAGTTCTTTTGTTGTGTGGGGTCCGTTGCTTCCGGACCAACGTTCTTCATTATCAGAATAGTACCAGCTCATGGCTTACTCACTATTCACTTCGCGCAGGAGTTCAAGATACCTCGCCGCGTCGGGGCTGATCGCGTAGGCACGTTTAATGGACGGGGGCGAAATGTAGTAGCGCATTTCGCCGGTGAGATTCGCGTTGCAGAGAAGGGCCCAAGCCGCGTCTCCAGTGTCAATGCAATCACGGCCCCGATAAATTGACCAATCGCCATCACTAGACACGATTAGTGTGATGTTGGAATCTGCGCAGACCCAAACTGTGGAGTGGTCAAGTGCACCTTCAAGGTCTTCGGAGAACTGTCGGGCGAATTCGATAACTTCTTCTCCTGGCTGGAGGTTTCGTTTGGTGAATAATCGTTCGATGTATTCGGCACGAAGTTTCTTACCCAGAATGTCGAGTTGGTGGTCGATGTCCGTAGGGGCGGGGATGATCTCGTCTTCTTTGGAGACGACTGCCCATTTCACTGTCTCTCCGCGGACTTGCTTGGATTGCGTTTCTACTTGTGCGACGGGCTCGTTTTTCGCAATGGGGCTGGCGGCCGCCTTGCTTGCTGGGCCGACATGCTGTTCTTCATGCGGCGATACGTCGATCGTCCATTCGACGCTATACGAGACATCGAACGCGAGGATGCCGACGATAGGCTGAGAGGGGCAAGATACGTGGACCGTGATCTTTTCGGCATCGCCGTCGACGAGACCTTTGATCTCTTGCAGTGCGAAAGACGATGCAGCTTTCGCTGCATCGGCGGCTCGCAATGTTCGCATGACTTCGACGACGCCGCTCGGGTCGAGGATCCATGCGATGTATTCAAATTCGGATTGGGTTGGCTTGTTCATTTTTCAATATGATTCTCTATTTGAGCCAGAGCTCGTGCAGCCGCCTGCTGCTGGAGCAAAGATTCATGGCTTACAGAATCTTCTAGAAGACCAAGATAAGATGCGGCTGAAATGCGGTCTCGGAGGGGCGCGGATGTAATGGGTGTTTCTATTTGCTCATATTCCGTGGGCTCTGTGATCAAAAACAAGCCCCATTTATTGTTGTGTTTTTGATATCGTAAAAATTTTGAGGGGGTTATGTTTATTTGCGCAGGCGCGCAATATTTTTTCTCCCAACATTGTGCGAGTTTTTCGAATGCTTCATTTATTTGATCATAAATACTCATGGCTACTCGATATCAAAGTACGTGAAGGTCACACACGCTTCGGTGGCGTAGAGATTGGTAAAACTCATTGTCCACAAACCGTACGCCGTGCCGCCGTAGAACATTTCGAATGAAGGGATATTGTCGAGCGTATATGTTCGAAAAGGAACAACGTCGTGTGTCTCTCGCATCGAAATGAAATACTCTTCGTCTCGACCAAACATAAAGTACGGGGCCGCATCTCCTGGGCGCATGTGCGTCCATTTGACATCGACGCGAATCGACTTCACCTGGGCGTTTTGCGTTTCGACGGGCCACCCGAAGCTGGATTGCGGATTATCGGGGTCGACTTCGTAATCTAGGGTTTTCTCGTCCGAGCAGTACGTTTCCGTGAATTCGGTAGGCTCGGGCAAGTCGTCCTCAGAAATAGATTCGGACGCGTCGGACTCGTGGACGGACGGGCCCGACTGGGTAGTGTCGGTGGTGCCCGTAGTGTCCGTGGTGTCGCCGAGTTCGTGTTCGCTCAGCGACTGCAAATCGGGCTTGCCCTCGGTGTAGCAGCCCGAGGGAAACATAGCGAATTGGATGAGACAGACCACGGTGAGCGATCGGCAAAATATTTTGTGGTTTCGGTCGTTCATGATTCATCCGGTCCTGGGCACCTCTTTGCAGGAAAATGCCAATTGTAGCTGCCGCATTCAAAATGGTCTCGTGTATGGCCTTCGGTGCGTCGTCTGTGTACGCCTGCATGGCTTATTTCCAGATCCGCGGGCGGGAAGATCGACGGGTGGAATAGTGGTGGGTCGGTAAACGCGACGGTCGTTGCGATCTCGGACGAGCTCCCCTTGGGCGATCAGTACATCGAGCGCGAACTTGCGCGCACGCATCGTGCCGAGGCAATGAGCGTATCCAGGACCGGCCCAGGTGGCCGTGCCTCGGTCGGCGACTTCGCCTCGGATGGCTTTGGCCTGCTCACGTACGAGACCCGTGAGGTAGGCGGAGGCTTTGACCTCGGCGACCGTGTAGGTGTCCATGTCTGCGTCGGTGACGAGTTCGGCAGGCGGGGCGGGGGTGGCGTAGTTCGTTGCGACCATGGATTTAATATAGCCGTATGATGCGGCCATGGCAAGTGAGTGGAGATATTTTTTTTTGCGAATAAGGGGCGGATGGCGCCCATTAGTCGATACTGTCTCGATCAATCTCGTAACATTCCGCAGCGCGGAATGCGTCGAGGGCTCGCTGCGAAACGATGCGGTACGTGGTGTGGGCGCGCCCAAATACATCAGCATCCGCGTACCGTACGATATCGCCCATCAGAGAATCGACGCCGCGATCTCCTGGCGCCTCGTCGGCGTCCCAGTCATAGTTGTCGGCATCCACGATTTCCAGGTTGCCGAGGGCCACCTCGGCAACCTGGACCTCGCCGGACTGATCAGCGTACGCATCCGCGCTTTTCACCTCGGGCGTCCAGCACTGCCCGAGGTGGAGGGCGAATCGAGTGTGAGCACCGTGGTAGAGCGTCGTGGTCATAAGTAGAGGATAGCCGTGTCATACGGGCGGCGCAAGTATGACACGGCTATTTTTTTTTGCAGAGGTGCGGCTATGCCGCTTTTTGCTTTTTCCAGAAGGTGTGCACGGCCTGGGCGATGACGGGCTCGTTCCCGCCCGCGTAGATGAGCTCGCTCATTCCGCTGCACCAATTCACGGCTGATTTGGTGCAGATCAGCTCCGTGGGCACGCCTCGGACGCGGATGTCGGCCTGGAGCGAAACCGTCTTGCCGTCATCCCATTCGCTCCACACAGCAGCGGAGAGGACTTCGACCTCATCGGAGGTGATCGGGGTGATCGGGGAAATTTTGGAATTTGTCATGATTGGCCCTTTGGGCGGGGTTTATGGGGGGTTTAGTGTTTGTTTCGGTCATGATTAGAGGTTAGCCGCGCGCATGATGCGGCAGGTCTATCGTGCGCTCCGAGAGCTGCCCCTCAGGAGCGTCCAGCCAATAGATGGTGAGCGGGCCCCAGTACTCACCACAGCTACGCATGATGTCCTCTAACGCGGACATCACTTCTGCTCCAGCGGGGATATCAACTTCGAAAGGGACATTGCCCATGGCAATGTCCTGGGATGTGGTTGTCATTACGGATGTGGTCATGATTAGAGGATAGCCGCATCATACGGGCGGCGCAAGGGCGATGCGGTTGTTTTTTTTTGGAGCGTTATGAGATTCGGCGTTGACCCGCAGCGGTCCGCCTCCGCTGCGGGCGAGTCTCGGACTCTCTGACTCTCGCCAAGGTGATGTTATATGAGGGCGATGCCAGGACGCGTACTTCGGGCGACCTTGCCGTGGCGGGACGGCGGCCCGTTCGGAGCTCTCCTCCGAGTCTAGTTCACCTTGCCGTGCGCGGAATTGAACCGCGCACGGACTTGTGGCTCTACCAGTCGACCTTTCCGTGGCCGTAGGAACCGAGCGCCGCGTTCGGTTCGGCTCGGGCGCTGGACCCCCAGCGCAAAAGTTGGCGGCAGCCGATAATTTTTCCACTGTCGTCGCGGACAAAATCCGCGGGAGTGACGAGATCATCGCGATGAGGGCACTGCTGCGCGACGATCGTTGCTACGATATATATGTTCCACTGCCCCCTCGGGGGCAGTCCCTCGGGGTCACCAAGGCGGGCCTCGGCGATGTTGATGTGGATTTCAGAGAGCCCCTCGGGGCCCTCGAGATAAAAGGGGTCCACACTCTCAGAGTGTGTCTCTGTTTTGATGCGCGCGACATCCCCTGATGGAGGGATGTTCACGGTCTCCCCGTTGGGGAGATGTAGAGATACGGTGTGCGGGGTCAGGTTTATTAACATCTTTTTCGGGTCTCCGGACGCCTCTCGGCGTTTCGGCCCACCCCCGTGGGCCATCATCAGTTATGCGGGGCTGTATCGGTCGGCGACACGCTCCTCGTCGAGGACGATCTGGTCGAGCTGGCATCCGCCATGCTCATCCGCGGCGTAGATGTCGATGATGACTGCATCCAACCGGCGCGCCTTGTTGCGCGCCTTGTTGCGGACGCGAGCTCGGACCTCGTCGAGCTGACCTCCGCCCGGTAAACCGGCCCAGGTCTCGGAGTCCGTGCCACTCAACGTCACGAAGAGAGTGGTGCCGGTGTTGGAGAGTTCGAATGTGTTTGTTTCGCTCATGAACATACTATAGCCGCATGATACGGGCAGCGCAAGTGGGATGCGGCTATTTTTTACAGGGGTGCGGCGAATGCGCTACGGAATGGGCGCAGCACTGATGATCTCAAGGAGTCTGTCGCGATACAGACAGCTTATTTTGCGGCGCAAACCTGCCTCAGCCACATCCGCAGCCGCAGACGTAGCCTCAACCACAGCCACATGCCAAGCTGTGGATCATCTTCCGTACTCCAGATTGAGCAGTGCTATTTGGGCGAATTGGTATAGTTCTGGGTCATCCGTGGGCGTGCGGGCTTGCACGATGTCGATCATCGGGCCGACACGTTCGTCGAGCTGCTCCTCGGTCGCTCCCATAACGTCGTACATAAATTGCAACGTATGTGCAATGCATTCGATCTCCACGGCAAAGGGGCCGTCGTTGGCAAGATGCATGTCGCCGCGTAGATGCTGCTCGTAATGGCACCCCTCATGCACCAAAACAAGCGCCCGGTCGCACACCTCCTGGGCATGGAAATCCTCTTGCAAATAGACTGTATCCGCGAACGTGTTATAGCAGGAACCGTCTGTCCAACACTCCGTACTTTTTCCCTTTCTGATCTTGATGCTCGGAATATTCTTCGTGTATTCCGCTTCCGCGGAGGTACACGTGTGCCCAGTGAATGAGGGGCGGTCGTAGGCGGCCAAGACCAAGGCGGTTGTGTCGGGACCAGCTTGCCCACACGAGGATAGGGCAAGAAGAAGGGGTAATAATTGTGATGAGGTTTTCATTGTGCTTCTTCATTTTGTGGGCAGAAGAGTTTTTCGGTCAGCTCATAACAAGCATGGATTGTTTGGGTCGGGTGGTGGTTCCAACTGCCACCCAAGTGCTCGATGCATTGCAGCGCCCAGTCAGCGGCATCTGCCGAAAGTTGGCATTGGGGCGTGTCGTGGCGGTCAAGAGTGGAGGGCGTGCAGATGCAGGCGCCGAAAAGGATAAGTAGGCCAATCAGGAAACCGGCGACGAATGGGCCGGGTGGATTAGGTGGGGAGTGCATTGGGATTTGATTCCTTTTCGCTTGTAAGGATGCGTTGCTGCTCGGTCTGGGATACTTCTCGCGCCAGAGCTTGGTGAGGGTTTTGATTTTTTCGAAGATGGGTTCGGGGGATTTCATGACAAGTTCTTTGAGTTTTCGTCCATCCGCGGCAAGTCCGGAATAGGGAAGCTCGTTGGATAGTTCGGTTATTGTGGATTGTTTTGGGCTCAGCGGCGCAGCGACTGGGGTTCGCTTCCGCGTTGCTCTAGCAACTTCTGGGCGTAGCTGATCTCGTTGTGAAGAATGTCATAAGGGTCTTGTGACCCAGGGGAGGGATACGTGACGCGGTCGTTGGGGCGTTCGAGCTGAAGGCGAAGGGGTGTCAAGGCTCGGCAAATAACACCGAACGCTTCGTCCGGCTGAAGCGCGAGAAATTCAAGCGACTTGCCCAGGAAAGAGTCTCCGTCGAATTTGACGTGGTACTTGTCTTCGACAAGGACCTCTGTCTGTAGGTTGGGAAATAACTCCGCCCAGTGGGCAGAGAGGTTCTCGAGGTCGAGGATGCGTTTGTGGGTCATGGGTCATTTCTCCGAGAGGCCTAATATTTTTTCAATCTTGCGACGGTCCTCTGCCGTGCATTTAAAAACGGTCTGTTCTTTTTTCGAGGATCGGTAAAGCCACTCGCCCTTCAAGCAATCGACTAAAGCCTCGCCGTCCGCTGTTCCACGGCAAACGATCTGATGTGTGTCGCTATGCACGACAAGCCATTCGGGGAATGGTCCCGCGTTCCTTTTTACGAACAGCGTTCGAATGCGCATCGCGTCGTAGAATGAGTGCCATTCGAAAGACGGATAAGGAGCGAGGGATTTGATCCACTTCGCGTCCTTTTCTTTAAGACGGAAATTAGTGCCGTCATGAAGACGGAAAAGATTGCTGCGATTGAGGCGGTGGGCCGGAGCGTGGTGAGTGTCGATCTGGTCGTACGCCTTGCTGGGCTGGATGAGGAGGTCGTGGGCGATCGCCCACGACCCGTCGTCAGTGACGTGGATAATGGAGGCAAGGTCGGGGCGGCGCGTGGGGTGTGAGACGATGAGGCGAACGTCGGTGCCCAGCTCGAAGATGTAGCGGGGGTCGGAGGTCGCCTCACACTCTTTGCGGGCTCGATCGAAACTCTCAGAATCGACGCCGGCGGGGTTTGCGTGAAGGACGTCCACGGGATTTTGGTCCGCCACAAACTCCTGGCTAAGATGTGGCGAAGTTGTGGATTGTGTGGATTTCGGGGGATTTTGGTCCGCCACAAACTCCTGGCTAAGATGTGGCGAAGTTGTGGATTGTGTGGATTTCGGGGGATTTAGGGGGGCTACGATGGGTTCGGGGTAGGGCGGAAAGAGGGCGAGAATGGCGTCGCCGTCCGCGCCCGTGAGGGTGAAGTCGGGATAAGGCGTGTCGGGGCGACGGACCTTATAGACGGGGTCCTTGCCGAAATCCTTTTGGGCGCATAATGCGGATCGGATATCCGATCCGGTCGCGGGGAGAGGCGTGAGGTGACGAGTCGCCCAGGAGCCGTCAGACTGGACGATGAGGCGGGCGACATCGTCGGGGTGCGTGGCGTGGAGATATTCTTTGGGCCAGTTGGGGTCGGTGGGGTCGATGAATCTGAGGTCGGTGGGGTCGGTGGGGTCGATGAATCTGAGGTCGAGGGATTCGACGAATTTGTCGGCAGCGGCAATGGCGGTGTCGGTGTCGGTGGGAGTGCGGACGGGTCCTGGATCCGGGGGACTAGAGGGTTGTGTCTCGTGGATCTTGGGTGGTGGGTTCGTGGCGGGGAGTGGGCTATCGGGAAGGAGAGAGTCGAGAGTGTCGAGTGTGGTTTGGAGACGGTCGAGCGCGGCGCGCTCTTCGGCCGTCTCGGTCTCAAGGGAATCGCGGAGAAGGCTGAGGGCGGGGAGACAGCGCTGGATGGTGAGGAGATCGCAGGAGGAGAGCTGCCTATGACCGGAGGCCTCGTCATCGAGCTCGAGCTCGATCCGTGGGGGGTCAGTGCGCGCCCAGTGCAGGGCGCGGGCCTGTGCCTCTATATAGAGGTGGCACCGCGAGTACGCCTGGGACCAGGCTTCTTCGAGGGCTTTGATGGCGATCTGCCAAGAAGACGGGGCCGCGGAGGGGCATTGGGGGTCGGACGGAGGTGGGCTATCACTGGGCATCGTGAGGGCAGTATCACACGGGCATCGGCAGATAGCAATGAATCATATCGAAAAAGTGAAGGGTGGGCGTAGTATTCGCGGAGAATGCCCAGTCGGGGCGGTCGCGAACGTGAAGTGGGCCCGGGCGATTTGTTTGACTGGGCCATGAGGCGGAGGTAATCTGAGTGCTCGACCGCTACTCATGGTTGACCTCAGACGTCACGCATCTACCGCCGACAAAGGCCCGCTCATCCAGCGGGCCTTTGTCGTTTGGGGCTTAGCATTTTTTGCTATTAGCGTCATTTGGGCGCTTTGTGTGATTTCCACCCACGTTCTGGAGAAAGGTAACGAGATGTCCTACATTGCGAGTGCTGAAAACGACCGCGTCGAGCGGCTGAAAATGGGGGCCAATTGGGGGACGGGGGTGGGGGTGCGCCACAAAGTCAGAGGGTGGTTGCCGCAAACTCGACCCGGCTAAGTGCCTGAAATGGCAGGCGTTTTCCAGAACCTAGCCATTTACTCCACAAAATCCTGGATGGCGTAAGTATGCGGAATCATTGAGATCCGCACAAACATGACGCGAAGCCACGAAAAAAGGGCGCAGGAAAGTTTTGTAAATTTTCTGGCGTCCTTTTTTCGTGAAAAACCGTGGGGGATTTTCGGCCCTCCTTCTTTTCTACTTGTTTCCTAATAAAAAAAAGAGAGAAAAAGAGAGGTGGTTCGACGGGATTTCAGGTACTTACGGCGAAGCCACCCTCTGCTGGGCCGGTGGTCAAGTGTGGCGGTTGCCTATAATTTCAGGTACTTACAGCGCAGCCACGAATTTAAGGTTGTGGCTGGATTGGGTGGTTTTTTTTGCCATGCGCGCGACGCGCATCGGCCACTGGATGCCGTATACAGGCAGCTACAGCGTTTATGCATGTTTTATGTTTATGCATATTTTGAAATTGGCACGAGCCATGCATAGCCACGGAATCTTGCCGACTGGGCTGCCGGGTGCGAGGGTCCTTGGCATGTCACGTGACCTTGCTCGACCGATCACTCTCGTAGGCGCATTCTATGCCCTCCTGAAGGGCGTTGATCGCCCCGGGGGGTCCCCTAGGGACGGAGGCGTTTTGCTTCGTCTGGGGCAAGATGGGGACGTTCTCGAGATCGTTTACTGCGACCCTGAAGATCAGTCTGGAATTTCGGTGAAGATGCCCCGTCAGGCGGTACGAGTCGGCGGGGATGTCGCTGCTCTCAAGAAAGTGCGTGAGTTGCGTGATGAAGTACGCCTGGCTGAGAGGGCGGACGCATGACTCGTTTTCGCGCCGATGCGCGTCGGAACGAGCCTCAGGGCCTTGTCGCAGTGACGATCCGTGCATTCGGCCGCACGACGCTCAAGGCTGTGCAGGTCCAGATCCGCGAGCAGTGGTACTGGGTCCCGCGGAGCGTGATCGCGAACGAGCGTATGCTGAAGGGCCAGCGTGACGGTAAGTCGGTCGAGGTGACGGAGTACCAACTGCCGGCTTGGTTCGCGATCAAAGAGGGCATTATTTAATGCTATTCAACATTATTAGATGCTATCTTAAATAGTCGTGATTTTGGTTGCTTAGCCTGCACGTGATACGCTTTGCGCGTGACGGGGATTTACCTACATTTCGGGGTTGGGTTTCTCCTTGGCCGTGCTCGTGCCGGTTCCGGTGGGCCTGGGACCGGCACGAGCTTTTTTGGGGGCAGCCTATGAGCGACGTTCTTGCGGCACTTAGCTCGAGTGGGCTCGATATCTGGGTGCGCCGTGGTGATAACCTGGATGCGGTCTGGACGATTGTGGATAGCGGCGGGCAAGCAGTTGCATTGCCTGATTTTGCTGTCACAATTGAAAAGTCAGGCGTGCCCGGAGCCACTCTCGAAGTGCCGCCCACGCTTACGCCGAGCGCGGCAACGGTTGGCGACACAGTAGGCCAGGTTCGTTTCCAGCTTGGTGGCGGCGTTGCGGGCGTGAGCGATACTGAACCTCGCGTTCAACGATACCAGTTAGTGCTGGCAACTCCGTCGTTTCGTCGTGTCGTGCTGCAAGGTGAGTACATCGTCAACACGAACGGCCAGACGGGGCTTTTCAGCAATGCGGCCTCTGGGGCCCCCGCGGCCCCAACACAAGGCGCTCCGGGTCCTACGGGACCTCGGGGCCCTGCTGGTCCACCCGGCCCCGCCGGTCCAGTGGGGCCCACACAAGTACCGGCGGGGACGAATTTGGCGCTTGGAGGCCTTGTGGCGTTCAATACAAGCGGCCACGCGGCATTAGCAAATGCTGCTCTTGCTAGCAATTTATACCGAGCTGTTGGTGTGAGCACGACGGAAGTGCTCGGCGGTGCGCAAGCGCAGGTCCAGTTCACTCATGCGTTGGTGCCCGTTCTCATGGATGCGGCCCCTGCTGCCACGGAGAATGGTAAATACATTTGGCTATCAGATATTGATGGCACGGCTTCTCTCGCCCCGCCTGTCTCAGCAGGCAATGCTCGTTTTCGAGTCGGCGTGCTCTCAGGAGCGAACGGGGCGACACTTACTCCTGAGGTACTCTTCCAACCTCAGTTCGTGGCGGCAGCGTAATGGCAGATCAGACCGACAACATTTTGCTCTTGCCGAATGAGGCGCCTTATGAGCCACGTGTTCCGAAGGGTGATGATACGATCGTCTTGTCTAAGGCGATGCGTATCATGAACAATCTTACGGTCACGGGAATATTGCAGGCCGAGCAGTTGAATTCTGTTCAGACGGATACCATCCGTACGAGTGATCGATTCATATCGTTGAATGACGGCTATCGATCGATGGTCCCGCACTCAACAGGCATCGTTGCAATCCATAGTGCGGCGGACGTGGCACATCCCATCACTCAGGTTCTTTTCGAGCATGGAGAGGGTTTGCAAGGTGCCTGCGTATTTTTTACTCGTCAGGATGGTGGCGAGCCTTTTGCGCCTGGAGATATTTTTGCTGTCTCGGGCACAGAGCATAATGACGGTATCTACGAGACTGAAGACGAGGATGAGGATGGTATTCTGCTCTGTATTGAACAGAATCCACAGGGCCCGTGGATTCAAGATAATTTTGTTCAGGAGCTTGTGACAGGCCAAGGATACATCACTAAGGTGAATATATTTGTGATGGTGTTTGGCGATAACGGAGAGATTCGGGTTGGTTTTGGTAATCAATCACCTATTTCATTTAAGACGATTGCGGATATTGAAGATGAGCCTCTCTCAATTTACAGCTCGGCTGGTCAGCTTTTTGGCGGCGGAAAGCGTTTAGTTCGATGACTTCTACTGGCGACCATCAATTCCAACTAGCTGACGACGGCATCCATAGTTTCGTTTTTGCCACATACACAAGCGCAGCCGCACGAGAAGCGGACACAAGAACGTCAGGTCCTCGCGTGGTTCCGGGGAATTCGAATGGCGCTTTTCGGCAACTTGTTGCGGATGATTTAAACAAGATTGCTCTGCAAACGGATGATGATTCTTTATGGCGATTGCATTCCATATCTCCGTTGGAATGGCACCCAATTAGCCATGGACACACTGCGACTCTTGGTCGTAATGCTCATACAGAGGTCGCTTTTTCTTTGGAGGATTCGGATTCAGGTGGAGTGCTTTTGAGCCAAAATACGGGGGCAGTTGTTGTCACTATTCCAACGGGATTGGCTAGTGGATTTTGGTCGTATGTGCGTTCAAATAGCTCTGTCGCTAGCAACGCTATGTCGTTTGTTGCGGCTTCTGGCGTGACATTGTCGGGCAGCTTGTCCGGTTACCGGTCTGGGGATCTTGCTTTTGTTTTTCAGATCTCTCCAAACGTCTACGAGGTCTTTCGGATTTCTCCAGAAATCCTTTTGTCTCCAGTTCAGGACCTTCAGATCCGTTTCCCCAATTATGTGGGCGATTGGCAGGACATCAGTGTGTCTAATCGAAAAGGATCGTTGCTCGTAGTAGACCCGTCGCACATCCAGCAGATGACGCTACAAATAGGTCCACCAGGAGGCACATTTTCGAGTATCACAACGATCGATAACCCAAGCCAAGCGAACACTGTCGTTGAGTTTGATTTTTCTATCAGCGTTTCTGTTACGGCAGGTTATGTTAACGAGGACATCGTTCAGTTTCGTGTTTTAGTTCGAACGTCTGATGGTGTGGACCGCGTTGCGGCTATTCAGGATTTTTTGCGGGTACCGATTCCAGATAGCCCTAGTACAAACACGGGGACGTTTACCGACCAGTTTTCCGATGTGTTCGTTGGACAGGCACAGGATGGTCTGGCGCTTGACGTTGGGGACTTCGTTGTAGTCGACCCCGACACAAATCGTTTGATCAAGTATGAATCTAATTCGGTGTTCGCGGACCATCCGTACCCCGAAGGGATCGTCATATTTTCACATAACCCTCAGCCTGGCGGCCGATATCGCATCTTACGTAACGGGCTGGTCACCAATTTTGTTTTGTCATCGGGTCAGACTGGCGGGTCCAATGGAGATCATGTTTATTGGATCATTGAATCAGGTGTATTCAAGCTTCAGTTGAATCCACCTATTCAGAACCAAAAAGGTGGGATTGTTGGCTATATCACAGACGACTCTAACGCGAATTCAAGCACTTACGATGTCGTTATAAATTCTGCTCGATTCTCCGATCGTCCGAGCGCTGATGCAGGTGTTGGCGTGGTACATGACTTCACTGCGGCAATCGACAATGTCCCTCGTTATGAAAGTCTGATAGGCACTCATTTGGGGTGGGTAGAGGTTGAGGACTACACCCAAATTTTATCGATGCGCGTTATTGGCTCGGGGAATAGAGTTCTTGATGCGGTGGTGGCTTTGCCTACGCAAAACGGCGCGCATGCTGTGTCTTTTACGGTAACACAGGCTGACGTAGATGCGTGGGTGGCTTTGAACCTAACGGCAGTACTTGTTTGGCTGGAAGTGACCACTATCCATGGGATACGGGAAGGCGGGTTCATTGTACTTGCCTTGAACGACAATGGATTTGAGGATGAAGTTTATGCTCGCAATTTAGCGGGCCAGGAACTTCAAGTGGGCGAGCTCGTCTCTGTTCGGGGCCAAAGCACAACCAATAGGCAGGCGGAGGTCGCTCGTTTCGATCCTGAAGTTGACGACGCTCCTTCAGCGATCATGATGACAACCCATGGCACGAACGCGTCGCGGGGGACGGCCTTGATCCGAGGGGTTACGAGCTACACAGGACCAAGTGGAGAGGACCCCGGGATAGGCGACCCCATCTACTGGGCAGTGACGAGCACAGGGGCGGTCGATATTCAGCACACTCCGCCTATTGCAGGGCAATTGGGCGGATATGTTGGACATGTTCGACAGATCATAAGTCAGTCGCTCCGGACGTATTTCGGGTATTTTAATTTTAATGCGTCGAACTCACGTCCCGTTCCGAGGATAAGTGAAGATGCTTTTTGGTCGACGGCCAGGAACAGCATCACGGAGTCGGCATTGGTGGCGCCCGATCTGGCTAATAATGGGGTGCGGAGCAATGACTCTGACTCGGTTTATTTTTTAGGATACCCGATAGGTATTGCTCCGTTCCCTGTTGCTGTAGGAGAGGGAGGAAAGTTTTTACGTCGTGGGTATCTTCGTGTCACTATATCCGATACCACTCCATTTGCTGCAGGATCTCCTGTTTATTGGGAAAGAACAACTTCTCCGAATGGCTATCGACTCAGAACAACACAGCCCACCTCTAATGGATGGGGGATAGTGGGAGAGGTCCATAGAGTAGACGCTACAACTCGTGGCGACGTTTATTTCGATTTTAGTTGGGCACCGATTCAGCCAGCATAAGGTGAAGATGTATTCAATAAGCAAAAAGGAATCCGCCGATGGCTGAATTCGACGAACAAAAGAAGCGAGAGATCGTTGAGCTCTATGCTGAGATGAACGTGCCGAATATTGCAGAGATTGCGCGAATATTTGGCACGACGCCGGAGATGATTCAATCTCTTCGCAGCATCAATCATGACATGGATATCCAGATGCGGCATACGGAACTGCTTTTGGCGTATCGTCTTGAGAATAAACTGTATGAGCGGGCGGTGAAAGGATGGAAAGAGCCTGTCTATCAGAGCGGAGCGATGGTCGGATATAAGGAGCGATTCTGCTCGAAGAGCCTGCATTTGATGGTCAAGAGGTACAATCCGGAGTATCGCAATACGGATTACGTGCCGCCCAAACCCGCAGATAATCCGTCGGCAACCCGAGCCCTGTTGGAAAACGCTCCAGTTGAAGATGTGCTTTCGTTGCGCCGTACACTTGAGCGCATGGCAAAGCAAAAAGAGGAAGCCGAGAATCGGGCGGTAAGGCACTGATATGGATTACGTCCAAGGCCTACATGATTTCGATCTCGAGCGTGTTCTTCGAAACTTCGTCGAAGACCCTCAAGCGGGCCTTGATCTTATCGATAAGACGCAATCGAAGAAGAGCCTTCTTGCGTTTAGCGAAGTGATGTGGTCTGTCCATCATCCCGCTCAACCGTTCGTACGTGGGTGGGCAATCGAAGCGATTGCGGACCATCTCGCAGCCATCACAGCTGGACATATTCGGAAGCTGATCATCAACGTCCCGCCCGGATTCATGAAGAGCTTGCTCGCGAACGTATACTGGCCAGCATGGGAATGGGGTCCGCTTGAGCAGCCATGGCTCAAGCATATCGTTGCAAGCTACGCAGATAAGTTGTCTGCGGACCACAACGAGAAGTTGCGCAAGTTGGTCAAAGACGAGCGGTATAAACGATTATGGCCACATGTGCAGATCGACCGAGGCAACGACCAGAAGACGCACTTTGAGAATATTCGAACGGGCTTTTCGTCGACTGTCTCGATCCGCGGCGCAACGACGGGTAAACGCGCGAATCGATTCAAGGGAGATGACATCCACAACCCGATTGGAGTGGAGTCAACCTCAATCCGCGAGGAAGCGTTGACCTGGGCGACCGAAGTTGTGCCCACACGACTTTGTGACCAGACAAAGGACGCTATTATTTGGATTATGCAGCGCACGCATTTGAGTGACGTGTCTGGGCATTTTCTTTCGAAAGACCTTGGATATGAGCATCTGTGCATTCCGATGCGATATGAAAAGGATCACCCGCATCCATCAAAGACATTTATCTATTTCGTGGACCCGCGAACAGAAGAGGGTGAGCTTGCATTTCCAGAACGGTTTCCTGAGGAAGAGGTGGAAAGTGTCGAAAAGACAATGATGTCAAAGGGCGGCGAGTATTCGGTTCTCGGACAGATGCAGCAGAAGCCGATCTCACGTGAAGGTGGGTTCTTTAAGAGAGATTGGTGGAAAGAGGTTGACGCTCCTCCTGAGATGGTCATTGCTCGCGTGCGGGGTTGGGACTTGGCTGCGAGCAAGGCAAACAAGAATGCAACCAACGCACGCACGGCGGGTGTGATTGTTTCTATTGGACATGATCGCAAGGTGTATATCGAACACGCGTGTGCTGCCCATAAGAGCCCAGGAGCTATGGAGAATTGGCTTTGTGAGATCGCAAAAGCGGATGGCTCGGGCGTGGTGCAAGACATTCCGCAAGACCCGGGCCAGGCAGGCAAGACTCAGGCACGTGAGTTCATTCGTCGCTTGCAAGGTCTTCGTGTTCACACAAGCCCTGAGTCAGGCGAGAAGGAGATCCGTCTTTTACCCGTGGCGATTCAAGCGGAGATCGGCAACCTCTATCTTGTGCGCGGTCCATGGAATGAAGAATTCATGGATGAGCTTGAGAAGCTTCGCCCGGGTGACGGGACGCGAAAAGATCTTGCGGACGCATGCTCGCGGGCCTACGCACGGGCTAGCGCTACGGAATGGATTCAACACTGATGGGCGTTTTCCAGAAATTCCTTGGATTCACCGGCCTTACCGGTTTCTTTTCTCGGCCGACGGGACCTGTCGATCCTATGCAGGCGATCGGAACGGGCGGCACGACAAGTTCCGGCGGCTATTTGGAGGAGAAGGACACCACTCGAGAGCTTCAGGGGTTACAGAAGTTTGTCACGTTCTCGAACACTCTTGCGGACCTGGATATCGTTTCGGCGAGTGTCCTCATTTATGAGCATGCGATTGGTCGCGCGGGGTGGAGGTTTCAGCCGCCCGACGAATCGCCTGAGGCACAGCGTGTTGCGGACTTGATGTTTGACGTGGCCAACGACATGGAGACGGGTTGGACGGATGTCATCGCCCGCATGGCAATGTTTTCGATGTATGGGTATTCGATTCAGGAGTGGACAGCGAAGATGCGGCCAGACGGGGCGATTGGCTTTTTAGATATTGAGCCGCGCTCACAGAAATCGATTGAGCAGTGGGACGAGGACGACTCGGGCCGAATTATTGGCGTAGTACAGCGGACGAAAAATCAACGAAAAGTTTATTTGCCGCGAGAAAAGTTGGTGTATGCGGTGGATAAGGTCATCGACGACAGCCCCGCGGGCGTCGGTATTTTTCGATTTATTCATCGAACAGCACAGCAGCTTCGCGCTTTGGAGCGTCTCGAGATTATTGGCTATGAACGGGATTTGCGGGGCGTTCCGATTGCTCGTTTCCCGTACGGTCGAAAAGAAATGGCGAAGAAGGCAGGTCAGCTGAGCGACAAAGAAATCAAGGAGCAAGAGAAGGAGTTCAAGGATTTCGTTTCCAAGGGAATGAATTCCACGGGCACGGGGTTTGTGCTTGAATCTGCACCGTACCAAACAACGGGCGATTCGCCTTCGCTATCGACCACGCCGCTCTATGATATTCAGTTGCTTCGTGGTGACAGCAAAGCGCACGAGCCTATTGGCGGCGCGATCATGCGAAAGCAACGACAGATGGCTCGCGTATTCGGCACAGAGGAAATGCTCTTGGGCGACAGTTCGAGCGGAAGCTTTGCACTGTCCGAAGCAAAAGCGGCTAAGCTTTTGCTCAAGATCAATGCCATTTTGCGCAAAACAGGCGAAGTTGTGAATCGGGATATCATTAAACCGTGGGGCGAACTCAACGGCATTCCACCTGCCTTATTGCCTAAGGCTAAGCACGACAAAGTCAGCTTCCGTGACTTGGAGGCCGTGGCGGAAGTCGTGGGCACGTTGGCTCGGTCGGGTATTGTGCTTACTCGTGAAGACGAGGCAGTCGGTGAGCTCTACGACAACATGGGCCTCACGCGTCCGAAAGTGATCGACGAGGGCGGGCTCGACTTATCGAATCCGGAGGATGAATAGATGAGCGTCATTATTGAGATCGGCGTCAATTCTTATGTCACTGTCGCCGAGGCTAACACCTACATGGCTGCCTCGTTCCGCGGCGCCGACTTCTGGGCAGCGCTCACGGAAGAGCAGAAGCTTCGCGCACTCATCACTGCATTTCGGATCTTCGAGACGATTCGATGGGTGGGCCAGCCTACGGAAGAAGATCAGGATGCGGCTTGGCCCCGAACCGGCACGTTAACTCCGGATGGTCGGCCGTTGCCCAGCGATGTGGTGCCGCAGGAAATAAAGGACGCGCAGATCGAATTCGCGTTTGAGATTGCCAGCAACTCTACCGTTGAGACGACAACGTCCACGTCGAGCAACATCAAAAGGGTGCAAGCGGGCGACGCTGTAGTTGAGTTCTTTGCGCCTGGGACTGGACAAGTCATTCCTGAACCCGCGTTTCGCCCAATCGCACATCTTATCGGCGGTACTACGATCGTCGGCGCATGTGCGTTCGGTACGGACGGGACGACGGCCAGTGACAACGAGGGAACTCTCGTGGAGCCATACGGATGAGCCAAGATCTTTTCAAGAATCTGGGCGTCAATGTTGCCCAGCTGGTGAACACCAATATCGGTCCTTCGTTATTGCCGATGGTGATTACGATGCGAACGTTTGGCGATCGTGACCAACAGAATCCCGCGGGTGGGCGCACGTCAGCAGAGATTACTCGCACGGCGCGGGGCTTTATCGGACGGCTGTCAACGTATGAGATTGCCAATCGGTCGCGAGCGCGTGAGGGCGACGTACGACTTGAAGTCCTGGGCGACTCAATTCAGGGCGGCGTTCCGCCGGACGAGAACGATTTCATCACGGTCGAGGGCAAGCGTTATCAGATCCTTGAGCTTATGAGGCGCGACCCGGCGTCGGCGAAGTATACTTATCTCGCACGCGGAAATGGCTGAGTTTACCGAAGCACAAATGATCGCTCTGCTCGACCGGGCAGAGCCTCGTTTGCGTCGCCGGTTTTTGTCCGCCATCCAGTTGATGAACGACGCGGCTCCGTTGTCCGCGATTGAGTCAGCCCTTACGACAGGAACAACGGATCAGATCCTGGATGCGCTTGATGACATTTGGTCGGAGACGTTTCCTGAGACATGGAATGGCGTATTCATCGAAGCCGGTTCGACTACGTCCGCTGCCATTGGCGAGGGAACGGGAGCGATCGTCTCGTTCAATCAGGTCAACAGTCGTGCGGTAGCCACAATGCAGGACGCGGACTTGCGGCTCATTCGCGAGTTTTCTCAGCAGCAGCGACAGGCGTCGCGGCAAGCCCTGGTGCGAGGAGCATCCGAGGGCCTGAATCCACGCGAAACAGCGAGACGTTTTCGGGACAGCATTGGGCTCACCGCAAGACAAGAGGAAGCTGTCAGCAACTATCGGCGGCTTTTGCGTGAAAATCCCCGCGAGGCGTTAGCACGCAGACTTCGAGATCGTCGGTTTGATGGCCGTATTACACGGGCAGCTGCTGGCGAAATCGAGTTGACGGATGCCGAAATCGAGCGGATGGTGACGCGGTATCGTGAAAGGTACGTCCGTCACAGATCCGAGGTTATTGCTCGTACAGAGGCACTTAGGGCGGTTCATGAGGCAAATGAGGAATCGTTCGCCCAGGCGATTGAGGCGGGTCGCGTTGACCCGACCACATTGCGACGGGAGTGGATCCCCGCGAATGATGAACGTGTCCGGGACTCGCATGACGCGATGCGTGGCCAGGTACGAATGTTCGGTGAACTCTTCGTCACTGGGCAAGGAAATCTTTTGCGATACCCAGGTGATTCTAGCGCGCCGGCGGAAGAGACGGTATTATGCCGTTGCGTGATCTCTACAACTTTTTTGCCTCCCGTTGCGATAGCCGCATGAAGACTAAATTTTGCAATATTCCCGTCCGAGTCCAAAAAGTCGACAAAGATTATGGGCTGGTATTTGGGATTGCCTGCGTATGCACAGAAGACGGGGAGCCGTATGTTGATCTTCAGCATCAGCATGTGACGGAAGAAGCTATGCTCGGGGCCGCGATTGATTTTGCGAAATCAGAACGCCCTATTCTCGAGATGCATGAAGGTGAACCGCGAGGGGAAGCGATCTTTAGTTTTCCAGTTACACAAGACGTCGCGGATGCTTTTGGCATCAGCCCTCGACAGACTGGACTTTGGATTGGAGCTCAAGTGGACGAAGAGATGGCGAAAAAATTTGATTCGGGTGAGCTGACCTCTTTCAGTATCGCTGGACGAATGAAGAAATACGAGAGAGTGACGATCGAATGACCACACCTAAGATCAAAAAAAGCGATATTGGCAAGAATGTCATTGTTATCCATGAAATGGAATTGTCTGAGACGAGTGGTGTGGATGTGCCGGCTCAAGAAGGAGCACGAGTACTTATCCGGAAACGAGGTTCTGGCGACACTTCAACTGAAGTGAAGAAGTCAGATGATCGAGATCAGATCGATCGGGATAATGAAGAATTCGCTAAGGCGATTTACATCACGACTGAAACTGATGGCCATCAGCACACGTTTTCGGATCGCGGGGGTGAGGTTGTTTGGGGCGACACAGATTTCGTGGAAGGTCGGGAGTCCGACTACCACTCACATCCATGGGTTCGAAGCGACAACGGTGAAATTGTGCTTGCCGCAGCTGAGGACCATACGCATGAAGTTTCTGAGCCTCTGCGAAAGCAAGCACAAGAACGAATTGAGGCAAACATGTCTAAGAAAAACGACACCAATGTTGAGACCAATACTGAACTTGAGGATCTGAAGAAGGGACTTGAGGAGACCAAGAAAGAACTCACTTTTGCAAAAGCATGGGGTGAGCTCACAGATGCGGAGAAAACTTTCGCTAAGACGCTCTCTGAAGATGATCGAAAAACGTTCGCTACATTGGAGCTGGCGAAGCGAAATGAGATGATGAGCAAAGCTCCGGATCCAGACCCGGTGGTATTCACAGCTCATGACGGGACTGAGTTCCGCAAGTCGGCTGGTTCCGCGATGATCAATATTGCTAAGCAAAACGATCTTCTGATTCGTCAGAATCGTGAGATGACGTTTCGCAAGCGAGCAGAGACCGAATTACCAAAACTACCTGGCGAAGACATTACTAAGATGGCGTTGCTCGAGGCGGTAGAGAGTATCGAAGACGAAGCGATTCGAAAGTCTATTGGCGAGATGTTGGCGGCGGCAAATACTTCGATGTCCAAAGCTTTTGTTCGTGCTGGCGAGAATCCGACTGGCAATGAAAGCAATGGCGATGCTTTTGTGAAGCAGGCAATGGAATTTGCCAAGTCCAATAAAGTTTCGCTTGCCGAGGCGTATCGGCAGTTGGTGCACACAGATGAAGGAGCTGCGGCGTATCAGCAAGATACGTCAACTACTCACTAGCCCATTTTTCGCTTGAGTCGCCCAGGGAGGGCGCTTCGGTTTCTTTTGATCTAGAGGAAAGAAAAATGGCTTCCACTGACGCTGCCAAAACTGTCACTGTCCCGATCTCGCCTGATGCAGGCACGTCGATTTTTCGCTATCGCTTCATGCAGTATACGTCGAACGGCGCACGAATATTTGGGGCATTGACGACTGGCGCACGCGCTAATTACATCACAACTGAAACAATCGTGACTGGGCAAACTCACGTGGCCGCATGGATCCCAAACGGTGCGACTGTGTTAGGTGAAGTTGGCGCACCGATTGCTTCAGCGGGGGTGCAAATCACCACGCTTGCCAATGGTCGTGTAGCTACGGCTTCCGCAGGGCATGCAATTCTTGGCGTTTCGCTGGCAGCTGGTGCGGCCGGAGAGACGATTCCGATTCAATTCATGTATTTGGGGGTTATGGCCTAGCGACAGGCGAACTCATCGAAATGGCAACATTTAGCCTAGGAAAACATCATGGCATCTACAGAAGC